CACGCCGTCATCCCGTAGCACGCGCCGCACATCCCGAAACACCGCGACCAGCGTTTGCACGTACTCGGCCAGCGTCGCCTCGAGCCCGATTTGCCGATCCTGCCGCACCGCCCCGCACTTCCCGCACACGTCCCGGTAGGCTTTCGCGCCTTCGTCTTGCTTGTCGTTGTACGTTCCGCCTGCGCCGACCCTCGATCCTGTCGGGTTTGGTCGTTCGGATCGCGGCGTAAATGTCGGCTTGTGGTCGCAATCGGGATCGCCGCCAGCCCATGCCGCCGTGCCGTAGTCGCGCAGCCCGAAGTACGGCGGCGAGGTCACGCAACACTGAATCGAGGCGTCGGGAATCTCGGCGAGGCGTTCGCGCACGTCGCCAACCAATACACGTACGCTCATTCGCCCGCCTCGGATCGTTCGGCCGCAAGATCGGCGAGCAGGTCGCCGCCCGGTTCCTTGCCCGCCGCGTATTTTTCGTCGCACGTATCGCAACACTTATCGAACCCGAGCGAATCGGCTTGATCCGGGTATCGATCGCCGCACGCCTCGACGCATTGCACATGATTGGATTTCGCCCGTGTCATTTGCTCGCCGCCTGTTCGCGCCGCGCTATGTCGGCGTGTTGCGTGCAGAGCTCGCGCCCGTCAACGATCGTCGTTGCGCGACGCCAGCATGTGCGCGGCGTCGACCAATCCTCAAACGATTTAACCTCGGCGGCGCAGTTGCCGAGCGGCTTTAGCCCATACAACCGGCGTATGCGCTCGCGTGTCATTCGCTCCATGCTGAACCCTTCGTGCGTTTGGTGATCGCCGATCGATCAACCTCATACACGGATAGTATGCCCTGCCGGTACTATCTGTCAAGTGCCGTAACGAAACGCGGCGTACGCGCCCAGGATCGCGAGCGCGCACGGCAGCGCCGCCATGATCGCCCAGGCGCAATAGATCATCGCGGCTTAGAAAATCCAGAAAAGGAACGCGACGAATAGCAGGAACCCGACAACGGCGGCGATTCCGATTGCACGAAACATTGGTCGATCCTTTCAGCGATCGGTGATAACGGCGGCCTCGCCTGGGAAATCGAACCCGGCGAGCAATCGCTCGATCAGATTGTACGGAACCCATACCAGCGGGTATTCGAGCCCCCAGGTATTCACCAGGCGAACCGCTTGCCGCCGATCGGATGCGCCGTAGCAGCAAATGGCATGCCCGCCGATGATCCGGCCCGACGGCGCGGGCATCCACCATTCCCGGCCGCGCCGTTCCGGGCGATCGAACGAATCAAACCAATCGATGCCCAAATCGACCGGCACGCCCTCGGCGATCGAGGTTCGTATTTCGTCGACCGATTGCGCCCAGCGAAACGCCTCGATCCCGTCGGCGTAATTGGAATCCCGCGTTTGCCCGCGATAGATCCGCCTGTGCCCGGTTTCGCGTAGCACGTCGAGCCCGGCGCGAACGCTCGTACCTTCGTATGCCGGATATTCGCCAGGCCATTCGTCGCGGCGCTGCGCTTCCTCATACAACCAATGCGCCGCATACAGTCGGCGGTTAAGGATCGACATACACCACGAAAGCGAATACCCGACGCAAGAACCGTCGGGTTGATCGTGCAGGATCCGATAGCGTTGCGGGCTCGGCAGCGATAGCACCCGCTCGACGGTATCGACCGTGCGCGGCATGATCGCGCGCAGCGGGTATTTCTCGACGTGTTCGTAATCGCTCGGTGCTAATCGCCCTAATCCACGCATTAGAATGCGGCCTCCTCAGTCATAAACGCCTGGGCGCGCTGGGCTCGCGCCGCGATCATCGCGGCGGCCTCGGCTTGCGTCACTAGCCCGGTTTTGACCAGCAATTCGGGATCGCTGATATTTGCGAGTTTCGCGTACAGATCGACCGTTGCCGACTTAACCTGAATTTCGGTGAGCTCATCCAAATGCTCAGGCGCGGCGTAATTGACCGTGATCGGCGCGTTTTCGTTGAGGCTCAGCCCGCCGAATCGGTTTGCGAGCTCGGTTGCCCGATGCGCGAGCAATGTCCACGACGGCGCGAGCACCGCGCCGAGGCGCGTTACCTTATCGACCAGCGGCATTTCCGAACGTAGCAACGCCTCGCCGCTCGGCCAATCGCCGCCGATAATGTGCATCGGCGTCGCCGTGTCGATCGCGATCGTTTGCCGCTTGCTTTCGTAGGATTCGATCAGCGAATCCATAGGCCCAGGCGGGATCGCCGTCATACGTGAGGCGGGATCGGGCGAGCTCAGGATACGGCCCGGCCCGACTTGCCCGGAACCTTCGGGAATCTCGAGCCCCGACGCGAAATACATTTGGAACCCGGCGAACATAGCGGCCGCCGTGATATCGACGCCGATCTGATTGATATCGTCCTGAATGCCAAGCAACCCTTTGATATCCGATCGGCCGTACATACCGGAATCGGCAACCGCGTTCGCAAACGGAATGATCGGCAACCCGAGCGGCGTACCGTCGGCACGAACCCACGGAATAAACGGCCCTTCGGGATCGCCAGGCAAGCGGTACGGCTGCCAACCGCCGTCCTTGATAAATCGATAGATCGCATCGGGATAGTAGACCGTGCGGCGATCGCGCTCGCGGCCGTCGATCGTTTCGCGCCAATCCTTGACCGCATAGGCGGGCTCGTCGAATTCATCGAACCCGACGAATACGCCCGTGCGCCCATCCCACCAGTTTTCGCGGTGCGCGGTCGGGCGGCCGGGATCGGTTGCCGTCGCGCCCGGTTTCCATCGCAGCGAAAGCGCGGTAACGCCGTCGCGCAGCGTCGCGTAATGCGTATCGAATTGCAGCCCGGATATGCGCGATTTCAGATAGAACGTTTCGAGGAATTGCTGAACGGCATCGGCCTCGGCCGATCGGTTTTCCGGCTGCGGCTCGCCCTGGGCGAGTACCCGAGGATCGGTAACTGTCCACCCTTCGAAATTCAGGCGGCCCGCCGTCGTGCGCAAGACAAGATCGAGCACGTTATCGGCCGTGTTGTTATTGCGTTGACTGCCGAGAATAGCGCGCATATCGGCGTTGAGGTTTTTAACCTGATCGCCTGCCGCATACTGCCGGAATTTCCGAATGTCAGTACCCGACGGGAAATACGCCTTGCGCTCGGCGTCGATCGCCTCATGCGTTAATCGTAGCGGTTGCGGCATGTCATTCCCTCACCGGGTATGCGTTTGGATCGTCGGTTTGCGTGTACGTCGAGGAAACCAATCGCGGTACGGCCGGATCGCCGAATTCCCGCAATACTGCCTGTATCATAGCGTCTACTTCGTCATCGTGAACGCCCAGCGGGAACGCCGTAAACTCGGCGAGCGTGTCATCCGTCCACGGTGCCCATGCTGGCAGGTACACCCGTTGCCCCTCGAGGATAGGCGTTGCGTCGTGCGCTCGTTTGATTTTTCCCTCGCCAGGCGGAACCGGAACCGGGATCACCGGGATTTTATGGCGCGGGTTTTTCCGCAGCGATTGTATGAGCGATTGCCCGCTACCCTTATCCTCGATATAGACCTTCGACGGCTTGAATTGCGCGTACAGGCTTTCGGCTTGCCGCTCGAGGTCGGGGTAATCCGGCTGCCCTTTGAAGCGGCTTACCAGGAATAGCCCGTACACCGTGACCGCGTAGGTATGGCACACGCTGTAATCGTTGAGCTCGCCGCCCTTGAATGCCGTATCCCATGATTGGATCGTATAGAGGATGCCTTCGGGTAATTCCGTGTAAAGCGGAAACCATGCCCGTTTGAGGATCGCGCCTTCGTCGGCGGTTGGTACGCCCTGATAGAGCGCGTCCCAAACCCGTTCGCCCACGTCTTTCCGCCGTTCCATCAGATCGCCGATCGGCCATCGCTCGGGATCGAGTGAGGTTCCGTCGGCGAGCAATGCCGGGAAATGCAGGATTTCCCAACGATCTTCCTCCTGATTGGATTTGATAATGCGGCCGATCAGATCATCCCAATGCCAGCGGGTACCGATCACGACCGCGCTCGCCTCGGGTTGCAGGCGGGTAAGCATGTCGCGCCGAAACCATTCCCACGCGGTTTCGCGGTCGACCAGGCTTTCCGCCGATTTCGCATTTTTTACCGGATCATCGACCAGCAGCACATTCGCGCCGCGCCCGGCCGGTGATCCGCCGACGCCGACGCCCTGATACCGGCCGCGCCGCCGGTACCCGTCGGCTTCTACTTCCCATTGCTCGACCGCGCTTGCGTCGCCAGCGATCGCGACCTCGGGAAACGGGTAATACGCGCGCGATTGCACGTTGCGCCGGGCGCGGCGGCTGAAATGATTCGTTAGATCCTGTGTATGGCTCGCGGCGATGATTTCCCGATCAGGATGCCGCCCCAGGTAGTAGCTCGGAAATTGCACCGATGCGAGCTCGGATTTGCCGAACCTGGGCGGCACGACCAACACGCCGCGAAAGTTCGGCACGGTTTCGGCACGGTGCAGGAAATCGGCAATGTCGCGGTGAATCTTGCCCGCCTGATAGCCCGGATACATGCGCTTGGTAAAGGCGATCAGATCGGTACGCCGCAACGCTTGCCGGGCGGCGCGAACGTTCGCGTTTAGCTGCGCGTTCATGCCCTAATCCTCGTCATAATCAGACGTGCAGATTGGGCAAAATAGCGTTTCGTCGATACAGTGATCGCAAACGTTCATTCGTCCTCGAGCTCGACCTCGCCGCTACCCTCGACCAGTTCGATATAGGCGGCGATGCGCGACGGTTCCCATCCGGTGAAATCGATCGAGCTCGCCGTTTCCGTCTTGACCGGCACGCCGTCGGGATCGCCGCCGAGGCGAACCGTGCGAACCGCGCCGTACCGCTCGGGATCCTGCCGCGCGACCAACCAGGCGAGCGCGCGCCAATCGTCGAACCCGTGCATTTCGATCATTGCAACCCGGTTCACTAGCCCGGCCTCGGCGGCGGTATCGGCTGCCTCGGCGAGCGCCCTATGCCGATCGTCGGCGTCGGGTTTCCGGCCTTTGCTGCATAGGTTCTCGAATGTCTGAAAGTTCATACCAGCGGCGGCGCATGCGCGTTTGTGCTTGTGCCCGTTGCGTATGTGCCGGATCACTTCGGCGATTTGCTCGGCGTGCGTGTCGAGCGCCGATTTACGGCCCGGCTTTCGTGCTGTCATAACCCGCGCCCTCCGCGCATAAAGGAATTCCCGTATTTACTTCGATCAGCGATCGCTCGACGGGATCGCGAGCAGGATCGACCAGATTCGCCCTGTTTGCCCGACGAACGTTACCCGCAGCGCGTAGAGCCCCACGGGCGGCCCGGTTACGGTGCAGATAACCTCCGGGCGATCTTCGGGATACGCGCCGCTGCCGGTAATGGTATCGCCGAGCGAAACGGCAGGCGCGGGCGTAACGGCAATGCCGGTTCCGCTGTCGATCAACGTTGCGGTTGGCGTGCCGGTAATCGGGAATTGCGGATCGATCGGGATCGGCTCGATATCGCCCGGCGCGAGCGGCACGGAATACGGGAAAACGTGTAGCGGCGTTTTACTAAAAGACATTGCGGCCCCCTTCGGCTGTTTGCGGCCCGCCTGATCGGCCGCCGTCGATATTGTCGAGCTCGCGGCCCGCCTCGATTGCCAGGATCGAATCCGGCCCGCCTGCAAGTCGCGGCGTTCCTGGGCGGCCCGCGTATACGATCGCATACCCGCGCCCGGCGCGAATGACGCGCGCCGGATCGAATCCATACGTATAGCTCGTTTTGCTTTCGTCGATCGCCAGGATCGCGGTTAGCGTTTCGATATCCGAAAGGAATACGGCCGCGCTATCGGTTTCGCTGAGCACGACTAAGAGCGCGTCGCCATCGCTCAGTATGGCAGCCGCCGCCTCGAGCTCAGTAATGATCGCGGCGATTGTGTCGGCATCGGCAATCGCGGCGGCGAGCAATTCGGTTTCGCTCAGTGTCGGCGCGATCGTGTCGGTATCGTTTTTCGGGATTTCTTTCAGTACCGATTCTGATTCGGTGAGCGTCGGCGCGATCGTTTCCGTTTCGGCCGCCGTTGCCGTGAGGGTTTCCGCCTCGCTCAGTGTCGGCGCGATCGTGTCGGAATCGTTTACCAGCGTTACGCCATCGTCGTACGATTCGACCTCGCTCAGCGTCGGCGCGATCGTGTCGGTATCGGATTTCGATTGCCCGACGATTTCGAGCTCGGATAGAACCGGCGCGATCGTGTCGGTTTCGCTGAGCGCCGCCGTGAGCGCGTCGCCTTCGCCCAGGATCGGCGCGATCGTTTCCGCCTCACTGATTGCAGCGGTTAGGGTTTCGGCCTCGGTGAGCGTCGGGCTGATCGTATCGGCGTCGTTGTGCGCCTGGGCGGTGTTCTCGACTTCGGTTAGCGTCGGCGAAATTGTGTCGCTATCCGTTACGGCAACCGTTACGGTATCGACCTCGGCGAGCGTGGGCGAGATTGTTTCCGTGTCGTCTTTCGGCGTTACGCCCTCGGAATAGGATTCCGATTCGCTCAGCGTGGGCGCGATCGTTTCCGTATCGCTGAGCACGGCGGCGACGCTATCGGCCTCAGATAGCCCAGGCGCGACGGTTTCGGTATCCGATAGGGTAATAGTCGCGCTATCGACCTCGGCGAGCGTGGGCGCGATCGTGTCAACGTCTACGGCCGTTATTGCGACCGTATCGACTTCGGTAAGCGTCGGCGCAAGGGTATCGGTATCGCTGCCGGTTCGCGCGACGGTATCGGCCTCGCTCAGCGTCGGCGTGATCGACTCGGCATCGCTCGCGGTTGCCGCCAGGCTTTCGGCCTCGGCGATTGTTGGCGCGATCGTGTCGGCATCGTTCGTGAGCTTCGAAACCGCCTCGACCTCGCTGAGCGTCGGCGCGATTGTTTCCGTTTCCGGGATCGCGGCCGTGAGGGTTTCCGCCTCGCTCAACGTGGGCGCGATTGTGTCGGTATCGTCTTTTGTGATCGAGATTGCTTCGGCTTCGGTAAGCGTGGGCGCGATCGTATCCGTGTCGCTGAGCGCGACCGCGACGGTATCGGCCTCGCTCAGTGTCGGCGCGATCGTTTCCGTATCGCTCGTGACCTTCGAAACCGCCTCGACCTCGGTAAGCGTCGGCGCGATTGTTTCGGTATCCGGGATCGCGGCGGCAAGGGTATCGGCCTCGCTGAGCGTGGGCGCGATCGTGTCGGTATCGTTTACCGGCGTCGATCCGCCGCTCGGCGCGACGATCCAATCGACTTTTGTATCGCCGTTGTCGGTATAGGAAACAAGCAGCCCGTAGCCTTCGATGCTCAGGACATTGCTTAGCGTTGCGCTCGTAAGTCCGGTTTTGAAGTTACTCGCGCTACTCCATGTCCCGGCGACGGTGCTTGTGGAATACTGGAAAACCGCGCCGGAGACATTCGCGGCGACGTAGCGCGTCCCGTTGAAGGAGCAAGTCGATACCTGCCTTCCAGCCGCGCCAGTATTGATATTTGTTTCCGCCTCCGCCGCCATCGCCACGCTTGCGCTCGTCGCTTCGAGCGTGAGGATGCGCTCCTTTACCGAAAGGTTATCCATGTACGCGGCGACGATGGTATCGACCCCGGAGCCGTTTTGGTAAATCTGATAGCAAGCGGAAATGTGACCTGTTTCGGTCGAGGTTGCGGCTGCCTCTATGTCAGTGGCTATTCCGGTCGTGCCGAAATTAACCGAAATCATCGTGTAGTCGTCGCCCACGGGATCGTAGTAGAAGCGATGCACATACCCGTGCGGTGCTTTGTCAACGACAACCGCTGAGTTTAGCGATGCCTCAGTCGTGTTCCCGGAGAATACCGCTGTTGCGTTTGCGGTCCAGGCTATAGTCGACCGCGTTGTGAATCCGAGGTCCGCGTCGTCGGCAAGGCTCGTAAATTGGATGTACTGCGATCCGTGCGAGGCGGTTACAAATCTATTGTCAATCGCAACCCGAATCGACCGTTCTTGACTTGCCGTTACCGCGCCTGTAGCGTCTGCCGACTGTAGATCGCCGCCCCATGTGTCGGATGACATGTTGAATGCGCGCATGCGAATAGAGTCGGCGTCGATGAAATAGGCGGCCCCGATATACGGACCAGAACGGGTATCGCATCCATCGAACGGCGCAGTTCCGGCGTTGACGCTCGGCGCATTTGCGCTATCGACTTCCGACCAGCTAACCCCATCGTTTGTTGACTTGAACATGCGCAGCTTCGGTGATACCCCGGTATCCTGCGCAAGCTGATAGAGCGCGGAAGGGGTAACGACCTTGAGCTGAAAAGCAACGTCTACGTCGGGATCGACGAACCCCGACCATGCCCCGGTGTCGTAATACGTCGACCCATGACCGGCATACGCGCTAGTCGTCGTGCGCATTATTCGGTAGTAATTCGTGCCGTCAACCGCGCCGCTTCGGTAGAGCGCAAACCAATATTTTGTGCCGGAGGTAAGCGCGACGGGAGTTGAGAATCCAAACTCTAACCATGATGCAGACGTAGAGATATTCGCCCCGGTATACACATTGGCCGCCGTTGCGATCAATGTGCCGGGCGCATCCGTTGTCTCTGCGTAAACGGCGAGTGATAGGTTGTCGGTCGGCGTTCCTGCTTTGAAGATCGCGACCATAAATTCGGTAAGGGAAACATTCGCTGTTGGTGTAAATGACTGCGCGAACCGTTCGGTAGCGACGGTGTTCCCGAAAGACGTTGCCGCCGTTCCGATCAATTGCTGTAGATGCGTCCGATAGGCGAACGCCGAGGTAGCCGACCAGCCGATATTCCCGGCTGAGTAGTAGCTATTTCGGGAATTGGCAAGAACCGTTACAGGTGCCATTACCCGCCATCCTCACTATCCGCCGCCGCCGTGATCGAATCGAATCCGGCGAGCTTTGCGTCGACGATCGCGAGCTTTTCGGCTTGCGTTAGGTGCTGCGAATCCGTGTAGGTTCCGGCGACGATCGCCGCGCGAATCGCCGTATAGTCGCGGATCTTGCGCGCGTAGTACACGTATGTCCAGCGGCGATCGTTGACCGGATCGGCCGGATTCGAGTCGCGTATCTGTGTGAACAGATCGACTAGTGCATCCTCGCGGGTTGCGCCCGTGCCGGTAAACCCGTTGAGCGTGTAGCGCCAAACGCCCGGCGTGCTCGTATCCTCGATCGCGCCGAACGTCGCATCGGGTACCCGCACTTGCGCCCAGGTAATGACCACGCGGCGGCGAACCGATCCCGAGCCCGATACCGTGCCGGTTGCCGCGAATCGAATGCGTAGGTTCGTGTAATCGGTGATCGCCGCCGCTTGTCCCGGCGTGAGCACAATCGCGCCGTCGAGCATGAGCGCGGTTAGATCGGCATGCGTGTTGCTCGCGATCACCGTCGCGCCCTGCCTGAGCTCGACCGTTACGCCGCGCGTGTTGCCCGCTGCCGCGTTTTTCCGACCGCGATAGCGCACGATATGCCCGCGCCGAATGAGCGCCGCCGCAACGGTCGACAACCGGCATTCATAGGCGTCGTTTGCGGTTAGGCTCGATTGCACGAAATCGGCATCGTCGGCGGTAACTTCGTCGATCGAGGCGAACAGGCTCGCGGTTGCGCCCGCCTGATTCGACCAGCCGCCTAACGTGATATCGGCGCTCGGGCGTGCGTACTGCGGCATACCTCACCTCAACGAAACGGGCGGCAGGGAATCCCCCGCCGCCCTGCATCAGTATCGAATCTCGGTTCGGTTTACCCGACCGTGACCACTACCGTATACGTCCAAACCTGCCCGCTTGCCTTCGTGCCCTGGGAAATAACCTTGCGGCTGAGCATGGTACCGGCGCTCGCATGATTGAAAATGCCCATTTCATTCCATGCGTAATTCGCCTCGCCCGATGCGAACACGGCAACAAATGTCATATCTGCGCCCGACAATCCCGGCGCGGCGTTGAGGATCTTTCGAAACTTATTCGTTGCGGCGACCAGATCGGTTTGCCCGACGGCGAACGCGGTTGAGCTATCGCCGACGCCGATATGCCCGTTTGCCGCGTCGACGGCCGCAAGTGATGTGCCCACCAGGCGGGCGGCGATCAGCGATTTACCGGCCGTCGTGAGCGCATAGCGCATCGTCGCCAGCGCGAGCGCAAGCGCAAACATGAGATTCATTCGGTTTGCTTCCTTTCACGCCCGGCCGTTCCGGCTTCGAGCTCAGCGATTCGGGCGGAATCGGTAACGGGCGTGCCGTCTGCCTCATACCAGGTTGATTCGTCGTGATCGACCGCGATTAGCTCGCCCGTTGCGGCGTCGCGTTTCTCGACGAATCCAGCGATACGATACGGCCGCCCGAATGTGTCCATGTCCATGCGAACCCCTTTGGTAAAGGCAACGGGCGTATCCTCCCGACTCAAAAAAGCACACGCCCGCCGCCATTCTCCGTAGCGTAGCGCAAATGCGATCGGCGCGCACACAAAACCGGCAGGATCGGCCTGCCGGTTTCATGTTGCGCCAATTTTGGGGAATAGGTGCTCGGTTAGATTAGCCCGGCTCGGCGGCCGTGTCAACGATTGGCAACGGCCGCGTTCCGAATTGCAGGAACGCATCGAACGTATCGAATTGCATCACGCCCGGCAAACAATGGAACACGTTTTCGCGCGGCCCGACTACGGCTATCAGCATTCCTTGCGCGAGCGCGAACCCGAATTCGACATGCCGCCCGCCTCGGCTCGCCGTGCTGCGCGGCGGTTCCGTGAACGCGATCAACATATCGGCCGCAATCACATCGGCCATATCCTCGAGCGCGAACCGCTCGCGTTCGGCTTTCGTGAATTGATCGGCTTCGGGATCGTCGCCGAGGTTGAGCCCGGCGTCGGATACTTGGTGATCGCCGTTGAGCCATCGCGACGTGACCTCATGCCCGGCCGCCTGTAGTCGCTCGCGGTAGCCCGCCAATTCCTCGCGCCTCGAATAGCGCGCCGCAAGATAGACCCTCATTCGATCGTTCCTTTCGTGTATCCGGCCTCGAGCTCGGCGATCGCAGCGGCATGTTTTTCGCTACTTTCGATTGCGGCGCGCATCGCCCCATCGGCCGATTCGGCCTTGCGGTCGTAATCGGCTTTCCGCTCGCGATGCCAGGAAATTTGCGCCCGGTGCAAGATATGGGGATCGGCCTCCAGCACGGCATCGGTAAACGCGGTTGCCAGATCGATGATCGCGCGATGCTCAGCGCCGCCCTCGGCTTGCTTGCCCTTGCGGTACAGCGAATTTCGCAATGCGTGCCGATCGATCCAGCGATCGCCGTGCTTGAATTCGACCGCCGATAGCGGCACGCTCGCCCATTGACTTTTTGGATGCGAGAAAAACACGCCCTCATCCTCGGTCACGCCCAGGCGTACGCGGACTTGCGCGGTCGTTTTGATCCGGCCGCCCTGATAGGTTCCATACCACCAGGCGGAATCTCCATCGATGAATTCGACCCGCTCGACAACCTCGCCGTTCTCGGATCGGCTCGCGCTGATATCGTGATACTTAATCGCCATCCTGAACCCTTTCTACTGAATCTGCGGCCCTGTTCGAATCAGGAACGCTTGCAGCCATATCGCCAGATCGCGCGCCTCGGCTGCCGTAAGTTCGATCGTTTCATCGTTGACCGTGATCGAGTAGGGCGCGGGATTCTTGCGGTAGACCGTGCGGCCGTTGTCGCCGATTTCGGCGCGCCTGGGCTTGCACGCGATGCGTAACCCGTTCGATCCCGCGCCCCAATCGTTATTCATGCTGCGCCTCATTTCCTGCCGCCGCCGCCGCCGACTTATATGCCGCCTCGGCGGCCTCGTATCGTTCGCGGGCTGCCCGCCAATCGTGCGCCGCCTGATCGCGCAGATCGACCACAGCCGCGAGCGCATCGCGGTACGCATCAACGGTAAGCTCAGCGTTAGCGTAATCGTCGCGCGCATCGCCCAATACCTCAGCGGCCGCGATCATGTCCACATACAGTTTCGGGCCCATGCCCGGCAGTTCGTGCAGCGGTACTTGCTGCGGATCGGCCTCGGCCGGTTTCGGCTTGCGCGCGCCCATTTCGAGCGGCGGCCGCCCGTGCCGCGCCCGGAATATGTTTACATCGCGGCAATCCTGACAAATCCAGCAATCGTACGGCTTGATTGCCTTGAATTGCTTTTGTGAAACGATCGCGCCGCACATCGGACAATCGAGCTCGCGGTTTACTTGACTCGGCATTGCTGAACCCTTTCGTTGATCGAGGCAGTCGGCACGATCGCCGCCCGCTGTTCGAATGTTTACCAGCGCGGATCCTTGCCGATCCCATCGCATCGAACGCATACCGGCCCGACGTAATCGGGCCCAACCTTTGCACCCCTCGGCGGCGGTATCTCGCCCGCGCCGCCGCATGTTGGGCAAATCTTGCCGGTACGCGGCCGCGCCTCGACGTACGCGCGATGCGCCGCCGTCGCGGTATCCCATGATTGCTTTAGCGCCTGTACTTCCTCAGTTGTCAAATCCGCAATTGCTGCCATCGTGAACCCTTCCGCTTGCGATCCTGGGCGGCCGCCCGATCGCGGCCGCCCGTTGAATCCTTACCAGTTGCGCCCGCCGCCCGCGAGCCCGTAGCCCGACATGAGCGACTCGCTGAGCTCGCGGCGGCGTTCCTCGCGCTGCCGCTGAGCCTCGACCCGGCCGGTTCGCACGCCCTCGGCATAAAACCAGCGCGCCCGATCGAGGAACGCTTCGTTTTTCGCGTAGTCGGAAACGGCCATTTTGGCGGCGGCGCGCTCGCGCTTGATTGCGGTTGCGTCGCCGTAAACCTCAGCCTCGCCGATCTTGCGGCCGATCGCCTCGACCTGGGAGAAAATCCGCGATTCCTGTGCGCTCATGTCTGAACCCGTTTCGCTTTAGGTGATCGCCGATCGATCAACCTCATACGTGTAGTTTACACCCTGTAGTCACTACCTGTCAAGTATATCCGACATGCAGCGCCGATATCCGTTGCAATACGCCGAGGCGTACACATCGGGCGGCGATACCGTGCTCGCCAGGCAAAATCTCGCGGGATCGCTCGAGGCGATCGCGTCGCGGTCGCGTTCCGGTTTGGCGAGCTCGCGATCGATATCGGCGAGCCGGGAAATTAGGTACGCCCGGCGCATTCGCAAATCTCGCCGCGTTCCGCCTTCTACGCCGCGCGGCTTGCGCGGTACGGGATCTTTCCAATCGTCGGCGTGTTCCTGATCGACGGCAGCCATTACGCAACACTCACGGCGTACTTGCCGTCGGCGATCCCGCGTAGCAGGCTCGATATGTTGCCGTCGGGCGATCCGTCGCGCAATCCGAACCCGCGCGCCAGGCTGCGCAATTCCTCGATCTGTTCGTCGGTGAGGTACGTTTTGAAAATGCGCGTGCCCTCGGCCCGGCCGAATGCGGGTTTGCGCGGCCCGAGCCGATTCGATAATGCCTCGCGCGTGATCGACACGCCGTAGTGATCGAGGATCAACCGCGCGGTTTCCGGGCGCGGCCGCCCTTCGTTCTCCCACGCGCGTACTTGCGCCCATTGCGCATCGGTTAGTTTCGACGGTGCAGCCAATTTGAACCCCTTTCGCTCAGTAGTACCGTTTCGTACATGTTACACCGCGCGGCACGCCGCGTCAATCATTGCAGCACGGGCGCGAACCAATCCCAATCGCGCGGCCGAACCGTGAACACTTCCACGCATGGCACGCCGTCGAGCGCGTCGAGCCAATCCGACTGATCCGGCCGAACCGTGCCCGTGTTGCTTTTGAGCTCGGCGAATAGCAGCCGATCGCCGCGCACCATGAGCAGATCAGGCAGCCCGGCTTTCGGCGGCATGAAATGAATTCCGAGCTCGCGCGCCGCGACGATCAGCGCCCGGTATACCGAATCGTTGATCGACCACACTTTCCAGCCTAGGCGTTCGGCGGCCTCGATCACCGTGCCGCGAAACGCGGTTTCACTCGGGTTCCTGGGATCGCCCCTCATTTCGCATCGTCGGCGTGGATTGCCGCCCGTGCCGCCGCGATCTTACCGGCGAGCCGCGCCTCGGCATCAACGTGTTTCATGAGCACCAGTAGCGCCGCCTGGGCATCGTCTTTCGTCTTGCGCTTGACCCGCAGCGCGTCAACGTCGCCGTATTGGCTTTTCTTTACGGCCGATGCGTTCCATGCGCCGCCGAGCGATTCCCATAGCTGCACGTGCTGCCAATGCGTACGGGCAAAAATCGTGTCATCCGGTTTCGTCATCCTGAACCCCTTCCTCGGCCGATACCGGCCCGTCGTCCAATTGCATTTGCGCCGCGTCGCTCGTTTCGAACCCGCGCAGCGTGCGGATATCTTTCGCCGCCCGTAGGCGCGTCATCGCCTCGGCGTGTATGTGCCGCTCGATTAGCACCATATCATCGGCCGTAAGCGCGTCGATCGATTTCGTTACCCACTTGCCGCCAGGATGCGGCACGGCATAGGTTTCGCGTACCGACGTTTCGCGCCCGGCGATCGTCACTTTCTGCCGCCGATCCCGGTACAGATCCGCAATGAATGAGTCAACCGCGATCGCGCGGCCCTCGGCCGTGAGCATGCTATAGACCGCGACATTCGAGCGCGCGGCCCGCAGCACGTCGACCGCCAGGCGTTTGCGGTCGATCGTGCCGTCGGTTGCCGTGTGCTGCGGCGTCAATTCGTCGGCGAGCTCGCGCAACGCCTCGCGTACCATCGGGCTTAGCCTGGGCGCGCCCATCAGTTGAGCGCCCAGATCGGCGGCGGCTCGGCTTCGAAATGCTTATCCCGATCGGCAGCCATGCCGACGATCCCGTTATTGCTGATCACCAATTGGATCGCCCGTAGCGCCTGGGCGGTTTCGTTGTACTCGCGCATCAGGATATTTCGGCGCTGAATGCAGGTATTGCACCCGCACATATTCGACGGGATAATGGTCAACGCATACCGGCGTAGTTGCGCCTTTAGGATGCCGCCCGCCGTTAGCATGGCGTCGAGGTCGAATGCGTCGAGCTCGCCGATATCCTGGGAATCCTCGAATTCCGCGCGATCGAATTCGGGTATCTCGCGCGCGACCGCCGCCTCGAATTTGTCGATATTGCGCTCGACCTCGGCCATCCATAGCGCCCGATCTGCGGGCGTGAACAATCGTTTCCCGTTCATTGCTGAACCCTTTCGTACATATCGGCAAGCCTGTTCGCCGTGTTAGTAAGCGCCCGCGTGTTGTCCCGTACCGATTCGGCCCATACCGGATCGTGCGCCTCGACGCGCGCCAGCGCATCGACAAGCTCGATAAGATCGGCGTCGACCGCCCGTAGCGCGTCATCCGGCAGGAATCCCGCCGCCATCATTGCCGTACGCCGCTGATTCACTGTCCAGTTGAGCGCGTCGGCGATTTGATTCACCGATTTTGCGGTTGGCATCCTCGACCCGCTGATAAGGCGGCTGAAATAACTATGGTCGAACCCGGCGCGTGTGCTCGCCTTTTGTTGGCTCATTCCGGCCGCGCGCAACCGCCGCGCGAGCAGCACGCCGAACGCGCCGCCGATGTTGTCGCGCGAATTACTCATTCTCGGAATCCTTGCGCCAATGCGGCACGATTGCCCGATCAAACGGCAATACCATCGGCATCAGCATGCCCTCGATCGTGCGGCCGTCGGGTAGTTTGTGCAGCCATTCGACCACGCGCGGCGCGGCGTACGGATCGACGGTTTCGCGATCCGGGTAGATCCGCAGCACGATCCCGCCGTCGATACTCGCACCGCCCAACCTATTGCCAACCTCGCGCAAGGCGTCGAGGATGCCGCCGAGCAGTTCGATGCTAAGCACGGTCGTTGCGGGTTCGATCCCGGCGATACCTTGCGACTCGGCAACCGCCCGCATACCCGCCTCAGTACACGGCGCGGGTTTTTTGGAATCGGGCGGCTTGCCATGCGCCAGGCGCACCAGATCGCCCGATCGAAAGACATCGCCGAGCCGAACGTCTTTCGTATTCACCAGTGAATACGGCCGTTGCGTGAAATCCTCCCAATCGAGCGCGGCGATATCGGCGGCCGGATAACTCACCGCTGAATCCTCGGTTAAGTCGCTCGGATCGGTCGCGGGCAATTCCGCCGATACGATCCGAAACCCATCAGCCGCGTACGCCCGGCCGCCGCTGATATGTACCCGCTCGAGCTCGCCCGTGAGGCTGAGTCCAGGATCGCGCGCGAATTTCGCAATGCCGATCGCGGCCGCGTCGATTCCGTAGGTTTGCTTTTTTGCCTTTGGTTGCCTTGCCATCCTGAACCCCTAACGTAGCCCGCCTGATTCTTTTCGGGCGAAAAATTCATGCGCCGATTCAACCCTGTTCGTGCTCGATCGCGCCGCCTTTCGTTTTGTCTGCCGGAATTTTTCTAACTGCGAAACCGCCGTGCCGAGGTCGAAACCCTTTCCCGTCCAAAACGGATCGGCCGCCAGGTAGTCGTAAAGCTCGCCGAGCTCGCCCGGATTCACGCCCGCCGCCGCGAGGTTCTTTGCATGTCCAACCGCGACCGGGTACGAAACCGGCACCGTTCCCGTTCGCTGGCACCAGGTATATACCAGCGTTTGCGCCGCGCCGTTTTGTGGCAATTCCTCGACCGTTTTCGCATGAGCTTTCGAACCTTTCTTTTTCGCGGCGTCAGCCGCAATAGATTGATCTACTTTCTTAATCTCTTTAATAGGTGTCCTTTCTGTTTCCGGTCGAATTTTGCCGGTATTTTTTGTCGTAGATTGCCGGTATTCGGAAAAATCTGCCGGTATTTCTTCTTCCTCGACCGGCAAATTCTGCCGGTATTTCCCGGCCTTATTCCGATCGACGGCGGCGAAATATCGAGCCGCGCCATCCTCGCCAATTTGCCGAGTGAGGAATGATTTCCAATCCTCTTTAGGCGGCGCGTTTTCGATGCGAACCCGGTAAACGCTCGACCGGCCGCGCCCGTAATTCCGCGTCGTTTCGATCACGCCGTCGCGCTCGAGCTCGCGTATCGCGTTGCGTACGCTGCGCTCAGATAGCCCGGATTCCCACATAACCCGCGCCTCGCTCATTGAGCAGTAGTTGTATTCGTCGGCATACCCGCCGAGGATCGCGAGCACGGTTTGCGTTGCGCCCGTGTAGCTCGTTTCGCGATAGATCCGCGAAAACAAATGCAGGCTCATTCGTTGTCCCTATGGTATGATCGTATCGCGTCCACTGAACCCGGATCGTAGCGAAACCCGGCCGAACCAAATCGGCCGGGTTTCGTGTTGTTAGTCGATGTTCCCGGCGAGCAGATCGTCCAGGTTTACCCGGTTGAGCTTGTACAACACGCGCCCGGCGTCTTGCTCGGTCATTTCCGAATGCTCATGCTTGCCCGTGATATTGAGCACGATCGTTGCCATTTGCTCGGGCGTGAGGTTTTGCGCCTCGCGCCAGGCTTTCATATCGGCGAATTGTTTTGCGGTTGCCTTGCCGCCTGATTTCTTTCCGCCGTCCAGTTCTTTGATCTGCCGGGCGCGCGCCGCCTGTACCGGCGCATCGTTGTATCGCTCGACGCCTTCGAAATCATCGCCCGCGAATTGCACGCCGAACCCAAGCGCGGCAAGCGCGCGACCTAACGCCTTCGTTTCGGCCTTTTCAATGTAGTCGTGAAAATCGGCCTCGGATTCCGAACCCCAACCCGTCGCCTCGCCGCCGTCGGGAATGATGACGTGCGCCCGGAATATCGCCTCAGCGGGTATCGTGCCATCCGGCGAGGCGAATACGTGTTTGTGTAGCTCGGTCGAAATAATCGCGCCAGGATGCGCCGTACGCAACCAGTACACGCGCCATTTGACTTCTAAGTAATCCTTGCCGCTGAGCTTGATTAGGTGCCGCCGAGGATCGAACGCCGTTTCGCTTTCCATGCTGAACCCTTTCGAGATACGAACGGCCGCCCGGCGAGGTTGCCGGGCGGCTGCGGTTGACTACCAGATATCGACGCCCGGAACGCCAGGTCGAGCGGAATACCGAATCATATCGGATTCGTACTGCACAACCGAAATGAATGCAGCGGGATTGCCCCAGGTTGCGAGTGCTTGGAACACATCGGCGGCGACCGCCTCGGAAACCTTATCGACCACTGTTACCGCGCGGCCGTCGGTTTCAATAATCTTGACCGTGTGCATTTCCTGAACCCTTTCGTTAGATCGTTTGACGTTGCGTCAATAGTACACCCGGCCGGTACACCCTGTCAACCCTTGCGATTGCGCCAAATGTCGATCATTTCCCAAATGAGAAAGATCGCGGCGACGATTGCCGCCGCGATCTGATTTGCGTTCATATGCCCAGGTCGCGCCGAATGTCGGCGGCGAGCTCGGGCGCGAATGTGATCGAAAGGCTCGACCCGCCAACCGATGCGTAAATACCCATTGCCGTTTCGTGCCGCAAGCTCGCGATTTCGGTATCGCTCAGCCGATCCAGGATCGCGACCAATACATCGGCATGGCACATATTGCCCGGCGTGCGAACGGCATCCGATCGCCTGCACCAGCAATCGAGCATCTTACCGCGCAGATCCGGCAGCCCGTGCAGAATCGCGCCCGATCCGAGCGCATGCTCGAGGTACAGGCGCAACGCTTGCGCCCGGCCGTATTCAATCAGCGTAAAGGGGTTCGCGAAAATCGAACCGACTCGGCCCTCGCGCGTGTTCGATCTGCCGACATAGAGCGCGCCCGCTCGATTCTCGGCGACATGCCCCACTAAACGGGCTCGGCCCGGCGTAGCGGTTCGTTCGGAATCGTTCACGTCGCCCCTCATCATTTCGGCAATCCCGGCACATTGCCGCGCGCCCCATCGTTTCGAATCCTTGCGTTGCGCCCCTCAGCCCTCGGCCGTCGGCGACTTCGAATTCGTCGCCGCAATAATTGCATTTGACGGTGAGGAAGGTATCGAAACCCTCGCGGTTTCGTTTCGTGTTTCTGGTACCAACGATCACGGGAAACCCTTTCGGGATAGGTTCGAATGCGGATATGCGGGTATCCGCGCCGTGTGCGTGCGCCTGTGCGGCGCGGCGAGTCTACGGCATGGCATCACCCCCATTGCGCCGTTCGCCGCGTCCTGGGCGATCTGAGCGCGTTTCCCGGTAGGGCGCGGGCGGAATCATGCGGAATAAGCGGATCTGTTCGGATCGCGACATTGCGCGGATATCCCGCCAGGCGTGCCAGCGGCCGAACCTGTCGCGCATACCGATCGCGTTGCGCTCAGTCATTCGTGTTGCTCGCGTGCTGCGCGATCTTCTTTCCAATCGAGGCGCATATCGACGCCCGCCGATTCATCGCGTCGCGCAACGGCGGCACGTTCGGCGAGGATTTTTCGGCAGCGCGTGCATGTTGGATTCCCACGGCCGCCCCATCGGTACGCCTTCTCGAATGACTTGCCGCAAATCGATACGGCCGGGAACGCATACGAACCGAACCGGAGATCGATCGATGCGGCTTGGTGATAGACCCGGCCGCTGTGCGCCCGGAAAATGATCGCGTTGCGCTCAGTCATTCCAAATCCGTTCACGCCCAGGAAATAGATCGCCGTCGATCGCCGTGCAGTTCGCGCAGCGGATCGTATGCGACGGCCCGTAGTAGTCGGCCCCGTTGCGCTGCGCACGTACGATATGCGCGAAATCACAACGCTTGCGGCATCGAAAACACCACCGCTCGCCGATTATTTCCCGTGAAATCTCATAGGACGGCGATGCGTATTGAATGTGAATGCTCATTACTCACCGCCTGCCAGCGCGAACGCCAACGCTTCGATTTTCTCGAGCCGTTGATCGACCTCGACCATATCGAGCTCGCCCGTTGCCAGGTTCGCCCGCAGCAATTGCACCGCCCGTATCAGGTTGTCGGCGGAACATTCGTACGTGCTCGCTTCGGGTTCCGGCATGCCTGGGAGCTCAGGCGTAGCCTCGCGGCGATCGGCCTCACGTACGCGGCGGATATCCTCGCCCGTCAATCGCCCGGCATGCTCATTCCAGATCGCCAGGCATTTCCGCTGATCGTCGGCGTCGAGTTTCGCCAACCGCTCAGCCATCGGCGCGCCAATCTCGCCGAGCTCGAATACCGCCATAAATTCCGGGATTAGATCGCCCAGGCGTAACCGCTTGCGGATCGTCGGCACGCTCATGCCCGATAGGCGCGCGATATCGGTTTCGCTGAGCCCTTTGTTTTCCATGAGCCCGAGCAGCGCGTAATACTCGACAACCGGATTCGCCGATCGTTGCTCATTCGCAATCAGCGTGAGCAGCGATACCGTGTACGCGCCCGGCTGCGCGATCCGTGCCGGGATCGTCGTTAGCTCGCATTCCTGGGCGGCGCGCAAGCGGCGGTACCCGTCGATCATCGTATACCCGCCGCCCTGTTTCGTCGGCACGGCCTCGACCAGAATCGGCGAAAGAATCCCGATTTCGCAAACGCCCTGTACGAATGTTTTATCCGGTTCCGGCCCGAGCGGCGGCGTGCGGATTTCATCTATCCGTATCTCGGCGTCGATTAGATCGAGCTTGCCGATCAGATCGGCGAACGTCTTTTGTTGCACTACGGTTTCGCTCATTCTGAACCCTTTCGTTTCCACCAGGCAAGGATATCGGTTGCTATGCCATGCGCCAGCGCGACGCCGTATCCGATCGCATTTGCCGCCGTACCGATCAGTAGCGCCGAGGCGACAAGCTCGATCGTGTGATCGCTCATTCGTCCACCGCCTCGACGGTTAGGCCGCTCGCCGCAATGTCGCGGGCAAGCTCGGACGGGATACCCTCGCCCGGATATTCCCGTACGTAAACGATGCGCGGCACGCCCGGCGCAAGCATGAATATCGCGGGTTGATAGATCGGATCCGCGTCGGCCGGGCGCGAGCGCGCCAGATAGGCGAATGACGGCATTGTGCGCCGCACGATCCGCTGCCCGTTCTCGGGCTCGACCCGCTCGCCGCCCGTCACGTCATCCCACCAGAAACCGGCGCACGGCCCGCCTGCCTTGCGGTACCCCTCGCCGACGTGTACCGCGTTATCGGTTGGGCAATACGTTTTGCGAATATGCGCCCAATACGTATCGGGATTCTCGACCGCCGCCCGCGCGTGCAGAAACGCCAATTGCGCACCCTTGAGCGCCGCCCAATCGAACCGGCGCGGCAGGCGTCGGCTGATACCGAACCGGCGCGCTTCCTCGACGAAATCGAGCACGTTCGGATAATGCTCGCTGCCGATCCAATCGACCAGTAGCGGCCCGGTGAGCCATTCCACCAGGCGCACGCCGCGCGGCGTAATGCCGAGGCGTTTTACGTCGATCGGTACCGGATGATCCACCAGCAATTGCTCGATCGGCGTACCGTTCGGCCCGATGCCGATTTCCAGATACAACCCGCCGCGCACACGATGCCCGCAGCCGCGAGCGGTTGCCGTTGCTTTACTTGCCATTGAGCACGTCCATTAGTCGATGCGTTGCATCGTGATCGGCCGTTGTGAGCCATGCGTCGCGCATGTGCATCGGCGTTTCCATTTGCTCGATCTGCCGATGCAGCGCCAGGTAGAACCGCTGCCCGGCCGCCGTGTCGAATTCCGCGAGCGAATCGTCGAGCCATTTCGCGGGCTCGTACGCGCGAACGCCCGCGAGCTCAGCGCCGCGCACGACGCGCGCCGATAGCTCGATCCGGCCGCCCATGTCGCCGTCGACCGCCAATTCGAAATACCCGATGCCGACTGCCTGCCGCAGATTGGCGGGATACCGTTGCAGCCGCCCGACCTCAACCGCGACCACCGAACCCATCGGCAGGCGGATCGGCGTCGCGGCGCGGCTATAGATCCTGGGAAACGCGGCGGCGCTTGCCTCGCGCAAGACGCCGACGAATGTTTGCGTTGCCATACTGAACCCCTTTCGAAAGCGGCCGCCCGGCGATCTGCCGGGCGGCCGTGCGGTTGTTATCGGGCCGCTTGCGCGGCCCGGATTTCGTTGACGATTTCGTGGAATTCAGCGCCGCACCCTTGCAGTTGATTTGATCGTACGCCCTTTGTTTTGGCGACCGCTGTGCAAGCAATCCCGTTCGATTGCAGCCGAACCAATTCGGCGGCCGCGATGCGCATATCGTGTGATCGAAAAATGTATTGCTTGGTGTCGTTCGATCGAATGATGTAGTCGCGCATTTCCTGAACCCTTCGTGCTTCGATCGGTAGCCCGATCCGTTGATAGGATCATACACCCGATCGGTACCGCCTGTCAAGCATGAGTATTTCGGCGTCGCCGCTTGCGCTGCCGTAGATCGAGCTCGCGCCCGTCGGGATCGACCAGGCGAACCCGTTTGACCTCGGTTGCGTAGCAGTTGCTTTCTAGCTTGCTTCGTGCCGCGCTCGCCTCGCGTCGCGCCCGCGATTCGGCGGCGGCCGGATCGTCGCCCCAAATCGTCTGCATGGCGATCGCGTCGCCGTTTTCGTCGAGCCATTCGATTTGATATTCGATGCTCATGCGACCCGCACCCATTCGCCGCGCTCGATCCGCTCGGCTGCCTCATGCACGCCAACCGTTCCGCCTGCCGCCTCATGCCCTTTCGGACCATACGTAACGTACGAAACGAACGTCGTTACGCCCATCTTACCTATCCGGGTTATTTCGATCGTTCGCATGTGCTCATACTGCCGGGCGAACTTATCGCCGACCCGCAAGGTATGACGGGTTTCGCCGCCGAGGCTTACCGTGATCTGATCGACCGCCGTTAGCGGAATGCCGAGAATATCCATACTGAACCCCTTTCGTAACGATGCCGCCCGGCGCGTGTGCCGGGCGGCTTGCGGTTGTTAGATTCGACCGCTATCTATGGCGTCAACGATATTGCAGGCGGCAAACCATGCGGCCTCGCGTGCCTTGCCTTCGGCGCTATCGCCCGGAACCGGAACGTTCCAATCGCTTGCGTAGATCAACTTCGCGACTTCGAACGCTCGGTCGTCGCGCATGAAATCGGCAAACCTGCCATCTTTTGCGGCCGCTATTGCGTATTCCGTCGCGCAGTAGTCATCCCACGATGCCGAGCAATCGGCGCACACGCTTTCGAAATCGTGCTCGGAATCGGTTCCGATCGAACCGGCCTCGACCGCAACATTACGTTTGCCGCAGATTTCGCAAAAGGTATCGTCGGCCTCCAATTCCTCGAGGCATTCGATCAGGTTTTCCGCGTGCGCCTCGGCGACGATCGCTTCCATTTCGGCATCGAATTCGCCTTGCGCCAGTTCACGCGCGGCCCGTTTCGCTGCGGATTCCTTTGCCAGTTCGAGGGTAACGCCGTAATACTTTTGCCGTGCCATTGCCTGAACCCTTTTCACTACCGCCGAGCCCATCGCCCGACCTCATGTACGCATAGTACACCCGATCGGTACCGCGTGTCAAGCATTGGTATTGAATTGGTTTCACGGGAAACATTGGCAGCGCCCGGCCGGGTTAGACATTCCTCGACCGGGCGCGCCCTGAGCGGCGGCGAGGCTGCGCCGTGATCCGCTCGGCAGCGGGCGGCAAATCCGCCGCCGCCTTTAGTTTATGCCGAGCCATTTCCGCGCGGCCGATTCGGCGCGGCCGTCGTCGTGCGTGACCACGTAGACCGCGATCGCCTGGGCGGCAAGCGCGATCGTCACGACAACGCCGACGCGGGATACTTCGGGCTCGCCCTCGGCGTCCGGCACGCTCAGCAATTGGTATCCGCCCCATACCAGCACGACCACCAAACCGATGCGCGCCGCGTTTTGTATCGTCTGAATCTCGCGCGGGTAGCTCAGCACCCAATCTTGATTCAGAAACAAAACGATGCTCAGGATATACAAACACGCGAACGCAACGTTCGCGGCAATGAGGCTAAGCGCCAGGTAATCGCGCGGCCCGTCAAGTCGCTTCGTATAGACCGCGATCAAATGCCCGTGTTCATTGCGCGTTATCACGTCGGCGCGGCTCGGTAATCGCTCATAATTGCGCGCCATGAGCAGCGCCTTAATCATCAGGAATTCCGCAACGACAACCAAAATTGTTAGCGTAACGGCCGGGCGATCGAGGAATTCCAATATGCCCAGGTTCGGCGTTCCTTCGGAAACCTGTGCCGGTTTCGGTAGCGTCGCCTCGGTAATGACAAGGATCGATAGCAGCGGCAGCCATACAATGAGCGTCGGCCAAAACGATCCCCACGCCAGAATAGCGCGGCGTTTCATAACGATAAATTCGCCTCCCTCCGCCGAGCAGCACCCCGGCGAACGTGCTTATTCGTTCCCCGGACTAACCCGGTTACAGGATCGCTTGTAATGCGTCGCTGCAATTCGATCATAGCGCGATCCATTTGCGCTTGAATGTCGGTATCCTGTTCGAGCTCGACGATAATCGGCTCGGCCGATTCAACCGCCACGGGCGCGGGTTCCGTTCCTGATAATCGCCGCCGTATAGCATCGATCATGCGCGAACCTCATTCCTCGGGCGAATGCGCGCCGTAGGTTTGCGTTGCGGTAGTAGATCGGCGCGCTGCGATTCAGTATGCGCTATGAAATCCTGAATCAATGCAAACATTTCGGGCGTTCGATCGCGGTACCCGTCGAGCGCCGCCTGCATCGCCGCGCGCTCAGCATTGCGCTCGGCCCGTTCTTTTTCCCAACCGGCCTCGGCACGTTCGGCCCGTTTCGTCATATCACTGTGCATCATTTTCAGGGCGGTTCCGAAACCGCCCGCCACTAGCACCAGGATCGATAAAAACGTCGCGGCCTCCATTCCAGCAGAATACCCGGAATGATGCCGCGACGTTGTGCTATTCGCTCAACCGTACGCGGTGATCGTACGGTTTCGCCTAGTATTTCAGACGCCGCCCGCGTCGACCGGCTGCACGTCGGAAGATTTCACGTCGCCTGCCGCCTGCCGCGAGGCATCGTAAAACCCCTCGATGCCGCCGCGCACGCCGAGCGCGCCGAGCGCCGCCAGGATGCCAACGATCGCGGCCTCTTTTTCGTCGTCGGTTTGCTGATAGACCGTCAACCCGGCAATGAGCCCGGTAACGATCGCCACGTAGAGCCCGCGTATGATCGCGGTTGTGAATGTTGAGCTCGTATTCACTGTTCTATGCCTTTCCTTGCCTTCCGGCCCGTACGCGCGATTCTAGCGCGTCAAACGCGACGCGCGAAATAAACAATCGCCAGGATCACCAAAACGATAATCAGGATCCCGAGGATTCCATTTGTGGAAACGACCACGCTCGCCCCTTTCTACTTGACCCAATCGAACCCGGCGCGCTCATTCGCGCGAAACATGGTCCACGGGCTACGATCGAACGTTATCAGGTCGATGCGATCGCGGTCGACCGCTTCGGTTGCCGTGATCCAATCGCCAGCGGCAGGCCATTTATCGTAGTCCTGCCCGAACACATCGGCCGCCCGGCGCGCCCATCCGAGGCTGATAACGCCGCGCGGATCGAACCCGCCAACGCTGAGAACCTTTCCGGTTTTCGCGTCGATCTTGCGAACCTCACCGAACCGGGATTTCGCGACCGCGAGAGGTATCCCTCCTGGGAGCTCAGGCTCAGGCAGCGGCGGCACGTCGGGCGGTACCGGCTTCGGCGGCCCATCGGCGGCCGTCTGGTATTTCTGCATGATGCCCTTTGCGACCGCTTGCACTTTGGTTATATCGTCCTGCTCGCCAACGCCGCAATTGGTCGTGCCGAATTCGAAATGCAGGTAATCCATGACGCCGCCGTACTTCGTGACATACGGGAATTCCGTATAGAAATGTCCGTCGCGGTCGTGCAGCCACGCATTCCACGCGCCGCAAGATTGGATCTGTTCGGCCGTGTACTGCGCGGAATCGCTTTTCACAATCTCATTGCTGGCAATGCGCGAATTGATCGCGCCGAGCCCGAATTTGTTATAGAAAAAGACGCCGTCGCCCTCGAGGCCGCCCGACTCGACGCCGCCGCCGTTTGCCCAGGGCGCGCGCGTTCCGAACGGATCATTGAGCAATACCAGCGTTCCATCAGGCATCGTTGCAAGGTCGACCAGCGCATTCGAATAGCGTTCGCCGCGCGGCCCGAAAAACGTTGCGACGAATTCGATTGTTTCGCGCCCTGAGCCCTGCCATTCGTGCGTACAGGTTGCGATGATATCGCGCGGCGAAACCGCGTCGTATCCGTACCCGCTGCGTACAACGGGCTTGCTTACGATTCGATCGATCACGGGCGGCATTGGAACGCGCCCGGTAATAAGTTTGCTCGTATCGACCGGCGTTTCTGGCATAGGTTCCTCCGGTTTCGGCGGTACTGTTACCGCGCCCTGATCGGGTAAGTTAGGCCACATCGAATTTGCGTCGTTTCGAACCCGGTTGCCATAGATCGGCAGTTTGTTGCCGTTGTCATCGAATAGCAACGCCCATCGGCCGGGCGCATTCAGATCCCCGAGGGTTTCGACCGATCCGGCGTACGGCTCATTCTGCCCGCTGTACGGGTTTCTGCCGGTTGCCGCCTCGGTATAGTGCCCGTCCAAATGACGGTATTGGTACAGGTAATCGCCCGGTTTGAGCACGCCTTTTGTATACAACCACATATGCACCATATGCGCCCGCGCCGCGTCGGTTCCGTTTGCGTAAACCTGGGATTTGTTTTCGCTGTTCGTGATCGCGAGCCCGGCCGGGTTGCCGAGTATTTCCCAATTGTCATTCCAGGGAGCACCGGCCGCCGTTTCGTTTTTCCATTGGCCGGTGAGGATCGCGAAATCGAACCCGAGCAGATCGCATAGGCGATAGAGCTCGGTAAAGTAATCCACCAGGAACGTAGGGTTTCGGCCGCCGCCCGGCATCGTGCCTGCCGCGAACGCCGCGCCCATCCGGCGAGCGTACGCGATCGCGGCCGCGATCGACCCGCGCGGCTTAACGCCCGCTATTCGGTCGGATAAAAGAACCGGCATTTCCCGCCGCCTTTCTGAGCTCGGTCGACGCGAGCGCCGTGCCGAGCATGATTTTTTCGGCGGCCGTTCGTGCCGCCCTGGGTTTTCTCGCGATCGCCTCGATTTCCGCGACCGCATCGTCGATCGCCTCGCGCCGATCGCGTTCGGCGTCGGTTTCCGTGCGCACGTATCCCGCCATCATCCCGGCGAGCGCGTCGCGCGTCGTGCCCTCAGCCCGTACGATAACCTCGCCATTGCTGCGAACCTGCACGCCTTGCACGTCGATGCCTTGCGCCGCGAGCCAATCATGCACGCGCCCGGCGTCCTCATCCTCGACCGATGCCGGGCGGTTGAATGTGTATTCGGCCATGCTATTCCCTCATTGCGATTGCGATGCCGTCGCCGCCGCCCGCTGTCGCCGTCCCGGTTGTGTTCGGCCGGTACTGCGCCTCATACGTAACGGCCGCGCCGCCCGCCAGGCCGCCGAGCGTGTGCCATGACATTACATCCGTTCGCGTTGTCGTAATGTTTAGCGGCCCATTGCGCGCGCCGCCTGAGCTCGCATTAATTTTCGTCGACCACCGAACGTTGCCCGCCTCGGCGCTATGGCTTAGCAATTGCCATGTGAACACCCAAACGCGCCAGGTTCCATTATCCGGCAGCGTCGTTCCGTCATCGAAATTCGTAACGTAGTTGAGGGTATCCGTTGTGCTCGACGTATCGGCAGTATTCGCGCCGAACCCCTCGACAAAGAAATGATCCGGGAATAGCTGGATCGGAAAATCGAATTCGCGCGTTTCCATGCCAGCGACAACGGGCGCGATCGTGCCGAGCACGACGGGTTCGCCGCCGATCCAGGCGCACACGACGCGCGCATTTACAACCGGGAACACGCCGAGACAAATACCGACCAGTTGATCGCCCGCCGTGCTCGCGCGTGTCGGGCGGATCTTGACCGTAGGCCACGATACCGCCGTAACGACGGCCGTAAATAGCTGCGCGCTCGATTCCGGCAACGGATCATCGAATAACGCGAGCGCCGCCTCGTTTGCGAGCCTGTACCCGTCGCTCATACATCCTCACTCGATCCGAATTCGACCCGGCGATTCATTTCGACGTGTACCTCGGCGTCGGATTGTGTGAAATTCACTTCCCAAACGCGAACGCTATAGCGCCCGCTCAGGTTGCCCCAATCCGCATGTTCGAGGTACGCATCGGCGGCCGCGTACGGTTCCATCCATACGCCCGGCGATAGCTTGCCGGAAATGACCCGGTAGTAGCTCGCCGATTCTTGCAGCATTTGCAATGTCAGCGCGTCGGCGTCGGCTTGCGTCTGAATACTACTGTTCGTGAGCTCGCGTAGGATTTCCGGCCGGTACACCGTCGAGATTCGCGAGGCGGGATCGGAATTCACGGCAACCGATCCGATCGGAACACCCGCGCCTGCCGTGTTCTCACGATAGACCGATACCACATTCGCGAGCGTCGTTGTCGTCGCGCGCACTTGCCATTCTCCTACGAAATCTTCGTAATCTATCTGAATGGCGGGCGTTACTTTCGACATATCGACATATGGCATCGTGCGGATATTGCCTGCCAGATCGGGAAACGGATGGTACCAACCCATCGCCTCGAATTGTTCGGCCGCCTCGGTATAGCGGCGGCGGCCGGGATAGACCGATTTCGCTGCGCCGAACGTGCGCGAGCTAACCGGCACGATCACGCGCGGCCATGCTTCCTCGAGCAACGTTTCCATATTGGTCGCTACGTTCGCCGACGATAGGTAATTGATCGTATCCCGTACCGCTGAATTCCACGGAAACCACGTCGGATCGAGCCCCTTAACGCCTTGCTCGGCGTGCCGCTGATAAACGTTGTCGTCGGGGAAATCGCATAGGTGTAATCCGAATTGCTTTTCCTCGATCGTGCCGTCGCGCCATTCCAGGCGTAGCACGGGCGCAAGGAAATCGACGTAGGTACGCAATAGCCCGCGCCGATTGAATCGGAAATCACCCGCGAGCTTTTGCCCCGCGCCCTTATCCTCATTCCATTGCACGCGGCCGGATTTGATATACGCGCTCAGATCGTCTTGCCGCACGCCGTTTTCGTCGCATCGGTACATCTTGCCTTGGACGCGAACCGCGCCAGATTTCCAATTCTTCGGATTGCTGAAAACGGCCGGTTGATAGCGCGCGCTCGCCGAGGCGTACGGCACGCCGAGCCAACCGGCATTAATGCTATCCCCGTCGAAATAGGCGTCGGGTTGCTCATTCAATCGGATATCGAGCGCGTCGATTCCGATCTGATCGCCGATCACTTGCTCGGTCGGCGTCATCCGCACCGAAACCTCGAGCCGAACCGTATTCGCGGGCGCAAGGCCGCTAAGCAGTAGATACAGGGTTTGCGCGTTTGCGCCCAGGAACGCGATCGGCGAGGTTTCGAATCCGAGCGATACGTCGCTCGCGTCGTACCATTCCAGGCGCAACCAAACGCGATTGCCCTCAGCGCCGACGTTATCGGCGCGAACCTTGCAGGATACGAACGCGCGATCGCCCGGCGCTGCCTCGACCGGCGCGGCAGGCGGCGCGCCAAATGTCGTAATCGGCGCGGTACCGCCCGTCGATACCTGAACGCGGCCGTAAAATCCGCCCGACCCCCAGGTACCCGCCGTGCGCGTCGGGCCCGTGCCGAATGTGACCGTCCAGCCGTTCGTATTCGTTCCGAAACTCGGGTTCCATGCGCGGTTGATCTGACTCACTCGATCACGCCCTCAGTAACCGCGACCTCGCGCAAATTGAATGCGCCCGTCCAATCACCGGCAGGCCCGCGCACGCGCGCGAATTGCAGCGATCCGGCCGGGATCTGCGCGAACCGCCGATCGTATTTATCGCGGTAACTAAACCCGTTCGAACGCGCCAACGCTTGCAATGCGGCGCGCGCTACTTGCGGATCGACAATCTCGCTATTGAGCTTGAATTCTTGCGACCCTTCCATCCAATCCGCAATGCCGCGTTTGCTGATCGGTTTTTCCGCGCCCCATGTGAAATAGGTTGATTCGTCGCCCTGGGCGATCCAATCGATCGATTCCCATGCCGGATTTACGTACCGATCGACTTGCGGGTTATCCAGGCTTACCAAAACGACGCCGCGTATGCCGAGCGTGACATTTACCGCGACGGGCTCGCTCGCTACCAATTCGTCGAGCCCGCGCAATTCGTTTACCACGACGGTATAAACCGCGTTGTTCGGCCCGTGATAATCGGTGAATGTCGTTGTTGCCGGGTTGCGGATTTCCAGGAACGGCCGATCGCCCAGGTCGTCGCGATAGACCGTGTACGAATCGAAGTAATCGCCGATATACGCATCCCATGTTCCAACGGCCGCCGTTGCGATCGGCTCGAGGTTGACCACGCTCGGCAGCACTTGCAGATTCCCGGCGCTCGCGGGCGGCACGTACGAAACCAGTATGCTTGTCTCGGTGTCATAGCCCCACAACGTAGAGAATTGCACGCCGATTTCGAACGAATAGGTATGTTCGTTTTTCGTGTACCCGACCGGGAACGTGTATTCACGAACGGTCGTGTTGGCAATCTCGCCGCTACTGAAAACTTCTACGCCATCCTCGAGGATGCGCGCCCGGAATTTGTCTTGATTCGTAACCGTCCACGTCATCACCGGCTGAACCGTCGTGAGCGTCGCGCCCGTGAGCGGCGCGGTTATGACCGGCGACGGAACCGCCGCCCAGGAAAACACCGCCTCAGCCGATCGGGTTGCGCTCGCCGAGCTCGTTACGCCGCCCGAATACAGGAACCCATCGAATGAGTACCACCGATGCCGGTAGGTTCCTGCCGAGGCAAGATCGGCCGCGACCGTCTGATAGTCGTAGATATCGGTCGTGCCCGCGCGCAGCGTCGCCGTGCGCGTCTGAATGAGCGTGCCGCCGCTGTTGAGGATTTCGACCGTTGCCGTAAGCCCGGTTGCATCGGTATCGTCATCGTCGGTTACTTTCGCGCTGAGCACCGGATAGGTCGACGTGCTGCGAATGTCACCCGTTGCCGGGTTGAGATTCGTCGGCACGCCCGGCGCGGCGTCGGGCGTGAACGATCGTTTCGCCGACGGCTGCGACCAAACAAGATCGGTAGCCCGTGCCTCGACCGTGTAGTAATGCAATACGCCAGGTTGCAGCGCCGTCGCAATGCCCATGCTCGACCACAGCGCCGTAGCGCCCGCGCCGCTGGCAACCGATACCGTCATATCCGAACTTGTCGCGATCGGCGTCGATACGTTGCCTCGGTAGAATTTCACTCGCACCCGATCGGCATTCAGCCCGGTACCGTGAAACCACGACCAGGCTACATCGGGCGTTAGATCGTCGACCTTGCCGGTTGGGATTCCAGTCGTCGTGACCACGCCCAACGATCCCGGCGTGAAATCGACCCATGCGCTAAACGGCGAGGAATCGCCGTTACGGTCGAAATGCTGCACTTGCACTTGATAGACCGTGCCGCGCACTAACGTTGTGCCCGCGTATACCTTGCTCGTACGGTTCGCCGTGCGCTCGCCCGTCGTCGTCGTGTATGTGTGATCCCAAAATGAAACGGCATCGGATTTGCGCCGAACCTTGATCCGCGCGCTCGCGACGTAATCGCCCGCGTCGAAATTCCCGGCCGTGCCGTACGCGGTTGCGCCGTAGGTTCCGTTCGGATCCCGGAAATCCGCCTCGATCGTCGGCGTTGTGCTGAGCGTTTGCCCGCTCGGGCTAATGTTGATCGGCGTAAGCGGCGCGAGGTTTTGATCGCCCTCTAACCACAGGGTTATCCACCCCTCGGTGCTAACCGTGCTCGATCCGTACGGGTTCGGCGGATTGCTCGCCGACTTGTAGTAAAACTGTTCGTTCTCACCGCCGATATCGGCGGCCTCGATCATGTTATGCCGGAATGCCGCGTCGTTGACTTGCAGCGCGAGCGCGTAGTTTGCGCCCGCCGCCACCAGGAACGCTTTCGTTGCGGAATCGACGTTAACCGTTACCAGTTCGCCGCCGTTCGCGTCATCCATGCGATCCGACGGGTACGTACTCGGAAACGTGTACATCAGATCGTCGGGCGCGGGCCCGACGCCCGTTGTGTCATACACCGCCACCCGCACGCGCGGCGTTCCCGATCCTGTGCGGCCGCCGCGATAGCGGGCGCGTCGGATCCAGGCGTCTGCGGGCGCGTTGTTGGCAACATAGGCGCGAATCTCGCTCGCGCTCATATCCCCGAAATGATCGTCGGGCGTTGTCGATCGACGGCCTACGATAACGGTTGTCGGCGCAGCCATTAACGGCGACCTCCCAACGTGTACGGAAATTCATTCGCGAAATCGCGGCCGGTTTCGGCGGCCTTGACCATTTCGAGCCATTCCTCGGATTTCAACGCGATCACCGTAACATGTGATACCGGCGCGGATCCTGAGCTCGGCATGTTGCCGAATTGCCGCGCCGCCCCGGAATCGGCGAACGGGATAATTTGTCCGAACGCCTGTACAACGGCAGGCGTGCCGCGCTCGATTCCGATTTCCATGCCGCGCGCCAGGTCCCGGCCTTGCGCCATCGTTTTACGCGACGGTGAATTACTCGCCGCCGCATTGCGTGCCGCATTGAGCGCCGCCGTTACCAGGTTCGCCGCCTCAGCCGCAACGGCGTCGATTTGATTTCGAATACCGGCCGCCAATCCTTCGCCCAGGCTATTGCCGACGCTCGCGCCGCTCGCATACATGCTCGGCAATGTGAGCGCGGCGATCATTTGGCCTCGACCGGTTTGCGCCTCGCGCACCGCACCGCGTACGCCCGACGTGAGCCCGCGCTCGAAATCGTTTCCGGCGTTCGTTCCGGCTCGCCCGGCCGCCGTCGCGAATGAATTTAGCGTTTGCGTCATCGTATTAGCGGCGCTCGTAACGTTGCTACGCGCCGTATTTATTGCGGTCGTGATTGTCGTTTGCGCCGTGTTGAATGCTGTGCCCAGGCGGGATAGGTTGCCGGTAACGGAAGAAACCGCCGTTCCGACCGCAATCCCGATGTTCACCATTGACGTATTCGCCGAGGTTGCAAGCGTGCTTAGCGCGACGCCAACCGCAGCGGCAGGCGCGGCGATTAACCCGAGGTTCGCAACGATCGACGAAACCGCGACGCCAACCGCGATACCGGCATTCGTAAACGCCGTCGTTGTCGCTATTTCCATTGCCGAAAGCGACGCCAGGTAGAGACTTAGATCGAGCGCGGGCACAACCGTCGCGCGGGTATTGCGCTCAGTAGCAGCGGGATCGCCGCCGCGCGGATTTGCCTCACTTGATCTTGGATCGATGTCAGGCCACGGGATCGATAGGCCGCTCGCCCATGACTTGATTTCCTCCCATTTCGATTTCAAGCCTTCCCATAGATTCTCGAATGCCGCGAGCCCAGCATCGTAGAGCGCCTGCCCTATATTCGCAATCGCGGCCGCGATGCTATCCGGGATCGTTGCCGCCCATGCGAGGATTTGATCGAGCTTTTCGATCGCCCCGGCCCACAACCCGGCGAGTAGTTGCAACCCCTTCGCTTTCAGCGTTTCGCCGAGCTCGCCGACCGCGTTTCCGGCAGTAGTCCCGATCAACCCGAGCCATGCCTGAACCGCTTTCCATTTCTCATTGATCCCGTCCAAAATCCCCTGAATCAGTTCTACGCCCTTGGGTTTCAGCGCGTCGATCAGGTTCCCGGCCGCCGTCGAAACGAATTGATCAATCGAGCCAATCCAGGCAAGCACCGTCGGGAAATTTTCGACCAGGGCATCGAGGAATCCCGTTACCATTTCGATCGCCTTCGGCGCGAGCCATTGCGCGGCGTCGACGATTGCCGCGCCGATGAATTGCCCTATGCTGCCAATCCACGCGAGCACGCGCGGGAAATTCTCTACCAGGGCGTCGAGAAATCCGGTAACGGCCTCGACCGCTCGCGGCGCGAGCCATTCGGCGGCATTCGCAACCGCCGTTCCAATGAATTGACCGATAGAACTAACCCACGACAAAACGCGCGGGAAATTCTCGACGAACGCATCGACAAGCCCCGTAATCGCCTCCACGGCGCGCGGTGCAAGCCATTCGGCGGCATTGGCGACCGCAACCCCTATGAATTGCCCGATCGATCCAACCCATGACAACACGCGCGGGAAATTCTCGACCAGCGCATCGACCAGGCCGGTAACGGCATCGACCGCTTTCGGCGCGAGCCATTCGGCGGCATTCCCGACGGCATCGGCAATCGTTGACCCAATGCCAGATAGCGCCGTGCCGATCGTGTCGAGCGCGCCGCCCCAATCGACGCCGCTTAGCGCCTCCCATGCGCCCTGTAGCGCGTTGACGGCCGCGCCGCCCAGGTCGAGAAACGCCTCGCCGACGTTCGTTAGACCTTCCTGAATGTTATCGAGCGCGTCGCCGAAATCGCCGCTGAATATATCGATAATCGCGTCGCCGAAATTCCCGGCCGCTTCGCCCAGGTTCCCGAACGCATCCGAAATACCTTGCAATGCGTCGCTAAACGGCCCGCTAATCCGATCGGCCAGGCTTGCGAACGCATCGGATAGCAGCCCGAACGCGCCGCTAAGCAGGCTCAGCGGAAATGAAAGGAACGCGGCAATGAGCGCGAGGTATCCGCCCGTAAGGCGGCGTAAAAGTGATTCGGTTTCCTCTAATACTTCGTTCCAATCGCCCTTGAATGCTGCCTGTAGAATGTCGCCAACGTCGCCCGCCGCTTGCCCCAGTAGCTTGAATGCCTTGCCGAGCGAACCGACAACCCGCGCGAGCGGCCCAAACGATTTCGAATACTTTTTCAACACGTCGCCGAGCGCCTGCAGCGCCGCCGCAACCGGATTCAGGTTGCCGCTCAGTTGCCGGAACCGCAGCACGAAATCATTGACCATGATCCCGGCTAGTTGGAATGCCTCGCCGATAAAGCCAACGACGCCCGCAAGCGGCCCAAACGACGCGGCGTATTTGCTGAGCACGTCGCCGATCGCTTGCAGCGCCGCCGCAACCGGATTCATGCTGCCGCTCAGTTGCGCGAACCGTAGCCCAACGTCTTGCGCCATCGTGCCGAACAGGCGCAACGCCTCGGCCACCGCTCGTACCGCGCCTTCGAACGGCCCAAACTTCCCGGCGATCGCCTCGAGCTCGAGCCCGATCGCATTCAGTAGTGCCGCAACCGGGTTTTGCCCGACCGAACTAAACGCATCGAACGCGGCTTTAACCTTGCCAAGAAATGCAATGATCCCCTCGAATCCCGATTTCACCGATGACGCAACCGAATTCACCGCGTCAGCGAACCCCAGGAAATTAGTTTTGTAGGCGATCGCCAGCAGCGCCAGGGCGGCAATAATGAGCAGGATCGGCAGGCTCAACCCGAGCAGCGCGGGTATGATGCGGGTAATCGCGCCAACCATCTTCTGCATTTGCGCGGCGATCTTGACCACTTGCGGCCCGAATACCACGATAGCGCCCGCAACGCCCGCGAGCGCGCCCGTAATCCCGATCAGCGCCGCGATAGCGGTTTGTATCGGCTTCGGCAGCGTGAGAAACCCCTCGACCAGTTTCGCCAGGAAATCGGTTACGGCGCGCAGCGGCCCGAGCAATGGCGTGCCGATCACGATTGCGAGCGATGCTATTGCGCCTTTGAATTTCTCGATCGACCCTTTGAAATTGTCCATGCGCGCGGCTGCCTGTTCGGCCGCTACGCCTTCTTCCTTCGTTTTCTCGGTAAGCTCGACCAGATCATCGCCGCCCGTTTTGCTGGCATCGGCCATAAGATCGATCGCGTCGGCGCTAAAGATCGTGCTCAGCGCGGCCGTGCGCTGTTCGTCGCTCATGCCTGCCGTCGCGGCCGCTACTTGATCCATGATTGCCGGGAACCCGACGAAATTACCTTGCGCGTCGAATGCGTCAATGCCCATCGCCCGCATGGCGTCGCCTGTGCCGTCGATCGGATCGGCAAGATCGGTGAATGCCCGCGTAAGCGACGTTCCGACCTCGGCAGCACTAAAACCCCGCGAATTGAAATACGCGATCGAGGCGGCGCTGTCATAGAACGACATGCCCGTTTGCGCGATCACGGGCGCAAGGCGCGCTATACCCGTCTGGAATTCGCTCAGCGTTGAATTCGAATTGTTCATGCCGACTACGATCGCATCGGCCATTTGCGACGCCGAGATACCCGTATCGGCAAACAGGTTGGTTAGCGCGCCGAACGATTCCGAACTTTGCTGAATACTTTCGCCCGTCGCCTCGCTGATCGAGACAACGGCAGCCGCGCCGCCCTCGAGGATTTGCGTTGCGTCGAGCCCGGATTTCGCGAGCAATTCCATTGCTTGCGTCGCCTCGCCCGCCGAAACGCTCGTCGTTGCACCAATGAGCAACGCCTCATCATTTAGCGCCTTGAATTGTTCCTGGGTAAGCCCGGCATCGCCGCCCACGCCGCCCAGCGCCGCGCCGACGTTGCTCATACTTTGCTCGAAATTCGCAGCGGAATTGATCGCCAACCCAAACGCGGCGGCCGTCGCGACGCCAACCCCTAGCCCAGCCTTGCCGAGCTCGCCATACTTGCGGTTTACCCCGTCGAGCTTCGTCCCGAGCGCGTCGAGGCGGGTACCGCCCGCCTCAGCGCCTTTGAACGTATCGCCACCCGTGCCCGCGAGCCCCTTAACGCGGTTCTCGAGCGTCGTTAGATTCGCCATCGCTTGCGCAATGTCGATTAACAGTTCGCCCGATGCGCTGCCGAGGCCCGATACGCTCATTCCCGGATTGCCCTCAGAACGGCCTCAGCCGATCCATGTTCGGCCAATAGGCCCGGCAAATCCTCGACCGACAAATCGCCCGAGGCGATCAGATCGGAAATCTGATCGGCATGCGATCCCACTTCGGCGAACCCGGATTCTTTTTCGCGATCGTCGATACCTAACTGCGCGTTGAGCGTTTTGTATTTCGGTTCTTGCGTCATGCCCTTGCGAGCCTTTTTCGCGGGAACCTCGACGGTTTCGGCTTGCCGCGCTTCGAACCAGATATCGAATAGCTCGATACTAAAATCGAAATCGAGCCGTTCGGCCTCGGTATAGTGCGGCGCGCCGAGCCCGATCAGATCACACGGCCGCTGCGGTCTTTTGCTTGCCCGGTTGAGCAGAAACAGTTTCATCCTGTCTTGCAAGAAACGGGCGCATGCGCCGCATTGCGGCTGCCTCGCCTTCCAGGCTCAACGCCAGGAATTCGAGCCGATCGGCGAGCACGATATCGTCAACCGTTATGACGTTCGGATCCGACGGATCGAGCTCAGCCTCGGTATAGACTACGCGCGGTTCCATGAAACACTCGACTACGAACGCATTCGCCAATTTCTCTTGATCGGCGATCGTGTCGATTAGCTTGCGCCATGCCTCATTGATCGAGCGCGGGCCCATCCCGGCGACCTCGCCGCGTTTCGCCGCCTCCCGCTCGGATTCGTCGAGCAGGATGCTTGCCAGGATTTTTTGCGCGTTATCCGGCAGGCTATCGGTGAAAACGCGATCGTTGATATTCGGCACGCGAACGCGGGCGTTGCCGCCCGTTACGGTGAGGGTAAAGACGCGACCCGCGTTGCGTGCCTGCCGCGCTTTCCGTGCCGTTTCTCGATTCAGAAAAACGATATCGGACATTTCCCGCGCTACTCCTATTCGTGATTCGATCCGCTGCCAAACGGCCCGGATTATGCCAACGCGACCCGTGTTTCCTGCAACTTGCGGGAAATCATCTTCGGCGTCGAATTGTCAATGAATTCGAAATTGATCTGGGGCGTGTGCCACGCTTCGTACTCCATCGTTTCCGAAACGCCGCCTGCCTTCGCTTTCCAGATCGTGACCTCGTAGGCTGAGCCCGGCGTATCCGCGCCGAGGGTTTGACCTTTGATCGCGAAATAGCCTTGCGTCGGCGAGCTCGTTTCGTCGAGGGTTTGCACGATGTTCGGTGTCGTGCCCACGCTCGCGACGGTTCCGCCCAGCATGGCAGCAAGCGCCGTCAGGTTTGCCTTCGCGGTCGTGAGCGATCCCGACCCCGTCTTAGCGCCGTACGCAACCGCAATGATCGCGTCATCGCCGCCGATCGTGTCGCTATCGGCTTCGGTGCTGAATTCGAGCGTTTGCGCGCCCGGAAAATCGACCTTCGTGCCGAGCGCATCAGCGGCGATTAGCGGATAGATCGCCACATCGTTTAGCCCGCGCCCGGTTTCGCCGTATGCCATTTTCGTTACCTTTCGTCTTTTTCGATCCGATACCCGAGCCTACGCAAGAGTTCGAACAGATCGAAATCGTGATAAACCGGCGATCCGCCACGGCCACCACAACGCCGCGCTCGGCAACGTATCCGTAGAAACCGCCGCCGCAGCAAGTACCCGTGAACTTCTCCCTCGCATTGTAACGCTACCCGCTCGGGATCGTCGCCAATTTCGACCGGATGCCCGTTCATCGCCGCGCCATCGCATCGCGCCGCGCGGCCGCCAGGTAGTCGCGCGCCGAATGGAATTCTTCTTCTTTCACCGTGACCAGTTCGCCCGGTATGAGGATCGGCGGCTCATCCGGCACGCCGTCGGTTACGTCGCGAAATTCCCGCCAGGATCGGCAAACGCGAATAATGTCCCAATCCTCAGCACTTACCCGCTGCACGTAATCGCCGATATGCGGGCCCCATTTGTAGACCTTGCTTAGATCGGGATCGCGTACGCCGAGCTTGCTATTGAATTCGCCGAGCACGCGCGAGGTTTTCCCATCGACCCGGTAGATTTGTTTCGTCGCCGTGTTGCGCAATATCTGCATTTCTTCGTCGCTGATACTGCCTTGCGCCTTTCGAAACATAAAAACAGGATCGGCGAAAATTGACTTTGCGCCGATCCATTCGATTTGACGGTACCCGCTCATGGTCAACCCCGCGCGTTCCGCGCTTGCTGTTTACGGATTGGATGATCGCGGCGCGCTACCAGGCGCGGCCTCGAGCGTTTCCTCGCCGACTTGATTTCCGCCCGGCGCGCCGTCGCCAGTGATCGCCGCGCCCGCCTTGCGTGCCGACGGCGGTACTAGATCCTCGGTGCTTGTCGTGCCTGTGCAGCGCCAAACCGATTCCTCATACTGCGGGTTGAAACAAAACCCGCCTGGGATCGGTTGCCCGGCCGCTACCGCGTCGAGCACGGTTTGTACTTCCTTGTCGGTTGCCTTCGAACTTGCCATTTTAGATTCCTCCTGAACCTGTTAGCAGTCCCGCCACCCGGAACCGCAAATAACACATGCGCCCGCCAGATATTACCGGATCGGGTTGCTCGAATCGGTCGACGAATTCGACCATGCCGCAGTTACCGACCTCACCATATACGTTGTTGGGCAACGTGCGCAGAATTTGCGCCATGATCTGCGCGGCCGCGAGCCCATCCTCGACGTTATCGGCCCAACGAACCCATACGGTGAGGTTCGCCAGGCTGAGCCCCTTGACCTTATCGCCTTGCTCAGTTCCGCCCACGACCGCTACCGATCGCCTGGGCAGGTTCGGCGGTTGCTCATGGAATGCGCCCGGCGTTTTCTCGCGGTCGATCCGTTGCGTGTATACGCCGCCGTCGGCAAGATCGAGCATGCTCGGCACGTCGTATTCCACCCATTCAGGTATCGCGGCGATCGCGGTTGCGATATAGTGCTCGATCCGTGCCATTGCTTACCCGATCAACGATTGCAGCGCCGCCATGAGCGCCGGGAATTGTGCCGTGAGCGTCGGCTCGATCGTTGCGTACCGTCCGCCCCATTTGACCTCGAGCCAAATACCGTACGTCGCCGTATGAAACAGGATGATCTTTACGAACGCATCCGACGATTCAACCTTTGTTGTCAGTCCTTGCCGCGCTTGCGAGGTTCGATCTGTCCAGGGCGCGCCTTCCATCGCGGCCGATTGGATGCGCGCGCCGTAGACCTCGGATAGCTCGCGAATGGCGTCGATCAGTTGCCGCCGCATACGGGCGATTCGATCGGCCATATCGTCGAGCTCGCCATTCCATTCCAGGCGCGCGGTAAAACTCATGCCGACCCCGTTTCGAGTAGGTACTCGGCCGATTCGACGCCGAATTTATCCGGCCGCACCGATTGCACGATACACGGCCCGGATTCCGGCAACACGAAACGATCTTGCGGTTTCAGGCGCGTTGCGTTCACGTCGATCGTGCGGCCATCCTCGAGCGTCGGGATAAACCGGCGAATCGTTCCGGCGATCGCCGTGCGTTGCGCGCCTTCGTCGCCGCCGCCTTGCGCCTGTACGTTGCTCGCACGTACGGCGAATTCATCGACGATCACGACCACGCTGCGGCCGCTCGATTGATCCAGGCGGAAAATCGAAAGCTCGCGCATCGGATCCGAAACCGTCATTGCGGTTGCGAAACCCTGCCGCGCGAGCTCCTTAATCTGCCGAGCGGTCGCGCCGTCAATGAGCGGGCGCGGCTCGCTCATTCGAACCGCTGCGAAACCGCGCCGGTATCAGGATCGACGTGCAAATCCTGATTCCCGACGGCGGCGATAACGCCCTTTGCGCCCGCTGCCTGTGCCTCGGCGATGATCCGCTCGGCCTCGGCGCGCGCGTCGGCGATCAGTTGCGCCGCCTCATGCTGCGCGGCGGTTACTTCGGCGTCGGCATTCCCGGCCGCCGCCGCCTGGGCGTCGGCCTCGGCCTTTGCCTTTGCGGCTGCATCGCGGGCGGCCTTTTCCTGTTCGTTCTGTGCCATTGTCAATACTCCAAATCGTCAAACCAGTACACGCGAGGCGGTTCCTCGACGTATTCAGGCCGGTAAACGTTTTCGCGTGAGGCGGCAACGCTCGCGAATCCACCAGTAGCGCCGACGCCGCTTGCCGCGCCAGCCCATCCCGCTAAAAGCTCATTCCAGATCGCCACTCGATCGCCCCAGGTAATCGAGATATCACCGGGTACGTTGAGCGACTTCGGCATAAGCCCGAATTTCGAGACAAGCCCGCGCGCAAGCGTCCACCCCGCACCCTCGAGCGATCCGGCCGCGACTAGCTCGGCCTCGTACGCTTCGTCGGAATAGAGCGGCGCGACCATATCGGTATCGCCCAGCAGTAGGCGTAGGCGATCCTTATCGGTTGGCAGTAGTTCGCTATACGTTGCCGTCATTCCTCACCCCTCGAGCCATCGGCTAGATAATGGCGATCGTCGGATTCACGTAGGCCACCGCGCCAGCGTTGCGATAGAACAGACTCGCGCCCGTTCGGTTTCCGACGCCGAACCCCAACCATTGCTTAGCAACGGCCTCGGCCAACGGGAAATAGCTATTGCTGCGCACGAACGCATCAGGCCCGTACAACGGATCGTAGCGCCAGGCGAGCGGATTCCGTTCGTCGTATGCGCCGTACGTCTTGAATAGCGCGGCGTGCAGATCCCCGAATCCGGTTACACCGTGCCGTATGCGAACCTTGCCGCCGTAGACGCCCATGTATTGACCCTGATCGACCAACGCCTCAGATTGCGTATCAGGCAATCGAATAAGCGCGGAACCGCTCAGGATAATAGGCGTACCGGCCGTAATCGCGGCCGCTTGCAGCGCCGCAATAAACGTCGAGCTCGCGACCAGATCGTACGGCGGCGCTACCCATCGCTCCATTTGAGCGATCGCGGTATTCAGCCACGTAACGATACTCGCGTCGGTTGTGCCGAATGCGTAATGCGTGTACCCGCCGCCGATCGTTTCGCCGTTCGGGAACACGCCATCGAACACGTTTGTACCCGTGCCGGAACCGGCGAAACCAGGCGAAACGGCGGTCGTGTTCTGATCGACCGCGACCTCGGCGGTACTGAACAGGCGGTTTAGCGCCTCGGCCATATACAGGCGGCCGAATGCGTCAACCATCGCCTGTAGCTCGTCGTCGAACGCGGTCATGGAAATGCGCTGCAATCCATCCTCGGTGAATCCGAGCGTGATATCCCAATCGACTACCGGCAGCATGTGCGCCTTGCGCGCGACATACTGCGGATTGGAATACACGTACTCACCGGCACGCTGCACGCGCTTCGTTGCGGTCACGCGCCCGGCAGCGGTCGGGCTCGCGGTTCGATAGCTCAGCGCGGCGACCAACGGATCGGCCCCGGCATTTACGGCGGTCATCGCGGCATCGGTTCGCTGAATCATTTCCGCGACGCTCAACCCGGAACGGGTTTGCAATCCGCGCAAATATCCTTCGTCGATACCAGCGGGCAAGTCAATGTACGTCGTGTCAATCAGTCCAAAAGGCATGTCAGTGTCCCTCCTAGACCTTGACCCAAATTTTGGTCGACGTGAGCGCGATCAGTTGAATATAGATCCCGGCAGCGGGCGCGGTATTGTCAACGTTGCCAGAAACAACGCTAAGCGGCGCGCCAACGGTGAGCCCGGAATACCCGCCAATCTCGCCCTCGGTAAGAACCTCGACCAGATCACCGGCAGGCGCATCCTTGAGCACGATCCCGTGAATCGTAGTTTCGGAAACGGCCTTTTTGAAATTGCAATCGAAGCGGTTGTCAAACGTCGCGCCGCTATCGAGTACAACCGGATCGCCGCGCAGTAACGCGCCCGATGCCTTGCCCTTGCGAGCCATGTTGCGCCGCTCGATATTGAGCGTGCCTTTTGTTACGGCAGCCATTGCAGGCTATGCCTCCTTTGCGTGCGCCTCGGGTTTGTTGAACGGGATAATTTCCCGGTTTCCAAACCTGTGCGTAGGCGATTTGACGGGCGGCGTGAAACTCGGCCCGTTGCCGGTACTCTTGCCCTTGCCCGCCTCAGTGTTTGGCGCGCTTTCGGTTTTCGCTACGGCGGCGAGCGCCTTCGCATCTTCCTCGAGCGCGGCCTCGGAATCCCCCTGCAAACGATCGGCGAGCGCGGCCGGTAGACCGTGTTTTGCCGCGATCGAGGATTTCAGCGCGCCGAGCGTGATCGACTCTTTTTCGCTTTCCAGCGTCGCGATCTTGCCCTTTAGCGTTTCGATTTCCTTTACCGCGTTTTCGTGCAAGGTTTTGAATTCGCCTTGCGCGGCTGCCTGTTCGTTTTGCTGTGCCGTTTTGTATTCCTCGATCGCTGCGGCTTTCGCAGCCGCGACCGCTGCATCGACTTCCTTTTTTGCCGCCCGTTCGGCCTTGGCTTTTTCTTTGCCGACTAGCGCGTCGAGCTCATCCTGGGTTGCAGGCGGCTTATACGCGGGCGGATCGGCGGTTTTCGCGGGATCAGCCGTCTTAGCGGGATCGGCTGCCGGGTTTGCTGCGGCCTTAGCGGGATCCGTTTCGAGAAACCGCGAGCCGTACAACGTTTCGAATCGACCGGGAAACAAAATTGACACGTGAGAACCCCTATTCATCCTCGCCGCGAGCGCGGCGCGTGCCGGGTATGTGCGACCCGTTCGCCCGGCGTTGAGCGGCCGCCGTACCGCATGAGGCGCACGCGAACGCGGCCCATTGCTTGCAATGTAACGGAAAAACCGTACGCTCGCAACAAAACCGGCCGGTTACACTTGCGGCGGCGCTCAGCCTCGACCCGTGCGCCGCCCGTTTGGCCGCGAGCGGCGCACAACAAAACCGCGTAGGGTTTTACCCCTACGCGGTTTATTTCGTTCGTCCTGGGCGATCCTACGCGGGCGGCGCGGATCCTTCGCCGTCATCCTCGACCGCTGGCACGGCCTCGGGCTCGTTTTCGGCATCGTTGCGGGTATACCCCTCGACGCCTCGATAGTTTTCCTTCCAATCCCGCTGTGTTACCTGAATCGTTTCGCCCGTCGGCGTAGTGACGGTGTGCAAGATTTCATCTTGCCCGCGATTCGGTTTCGAGCTCGCGGCCTCGGCCTTTTCGTTCTTCGGCATCGGTTTCGCCTTTCCGTAAACGATCGCGCACGATTGCGCGCCTATCAGTATCCCATCCTTGCGCGCTCGCGTGCCATTTCGAGCGCCTCGATCGTCGTGCGCATTCCCATGCGTACCAGATCGCGCGCCTGAGCGATTAGTTCGTCGCCGCGCGCGGGATCGAGCTCGCGTATCTCATTCTCGATCGCCTCGATCGCCGCGAATGTTTCGATGTAGGTTGCGGCCGGATCGATTGTCACGCGGCACGCATCGCCGCCGTATGCGACATGATCGGCGAGCGGCGCATCGAATGAGCGCAACCGCTGCGCTTCCTGGGCGTGATCGACGGGAACGGCCGCCAATTCGTCGGTTGCCCGTTCCGCCAGGTTTACCAATTGCTGTGCGAGCATCGCCAGCAATTCGAGCTCGGCCGCGCCCCATGATTCCTTTCGCGCGTCGAGCCTGCGAATATCGCTGATCGTATCGGCGATTCTGTTCTCGGTTGTCATCCTGAACCCCTTTCGAATTCGAACGCCGCCCGGCACACGCGCCGGGCGGCTGAGCTTGTTAGATCCGATCCCATGCGGGCCCGGCGTAGGTGTCGGTTTTGCGGTTGATCCATACCGCGATATCGGCGGCCCGCTCAGTCCATACGCGGCCGTTGCTGCGGTACGAAACCGGAACGTTCCAGGCGTCGCCGCCGTTGTTCTCGATCGAGACAACCTCGACCTCGGTACCGTTGAGGTTCGATCCGTACACGCCGCGCTGCATGAAACGATCGCCGACCTTGATTTCCGTTCGGCTGCGATCGAGGTTGACCACTACGCGCCCGTTCGAGATTGCCATTGTCTGAACCCTTCTCGCTTCGGTCGAGCCCATCGCCCAACCCGTTGACAGGATCATACACCCGATCGGTACCGCGTGTCAAGTATGGGAATAAGAGAAACCCGGCCGGTGTGCGCGGCCGGGTTTCGGGTTGAGGGGTACCCGCTGGACGAAAGACGGGTACGGAATCAGTCTAGCGGATCGAGCAGCCTAGTATGGGAAATCGTCACCGATCGCCAGCGCGCCGAACGGCTCAGCGGCGAGGCTCGGAAATGTTTTCGCCAGATAGTCGAGCGCCCGATCGGCGTATGCCTCGGCGGCTTCGGCCGCGCGCTGATCGGCCGCCTCAGCGTTGACCGCCCGGTATTCCGCCTCACCCTCAGCGATACATTCGGCATCGCATTCGTCGGCCTCGAAATTGCTCGGCATATCTTCGTCGTTTGGGAAATATCCGAATGCCATTGCCTGAACCCTTTCGTTGATCGATGCGGGCGGCACGATCGCCGCCCGCCTGTGCCTGTGCCGGTTATACCGGCAGAAAGTAGACGTACCGCAGATCGAGCGCGCCCGGCAGATCGACCACGATCCGACCCGTGTACGAATCCTCGGTCACGACGCAATGAGCAGCGCCGTTGCGGGCGGCCGACGCCTTGTAGCCTTCGACCTCAACGCGCGCCTGCCGCGAATCGCGGTTCTCGACGCCCTCGCGCTCGCCGCGAATCCAGGTTTCGACGTACGCGCCGCCGACCGGCAAGCCCGATCCGATCTTGCGCTCGGCCTTGTACTCGACGGAAACGATCGCGCTTGCCATTTCTGAACCCCTTTCGTTTGGTCGAGCCCGATTGCTCAACCGCGTATACGCATTGTACACCCGATCGGTACCGCGTGTCAAGCATGAATATTTCGGCAATGAGAAACCCGGCCGCCAATTGGGAAACGGCCGGGTTTCTTGGGAGTAAGCAGCGCCCAGCCTACCGGGCGCGAGGATTAGGGTTCGATGCTGGCATGATCGTACAGGCTCAGCCCGTCGAACGATTGCAGGTATGAGCAATCGGGCGCGTTCGCCTCGATCCATTTGCCGGAAACCTTGCCGCGACCATACGCGCGCAGTTCGCACGCCTTGCCGAATTCGGCCCATGCCGCCAGGATCGCGAGCGCGTAGCGCGATACGATGATTTGATCGGTTTCGGCGAGATACGCGAGGAAATGCTCGGCGATCTTGCGGGCGGCGTCGGCGTCGGCGCTCGCGAGCTTGTGCGCCGACAACGCGGCAGTATCGATCGCGATGCCGAGCGATTCCATGCGCGCCATGAGCTCGAGATTTGGCGGCGTCGGCGCTGCCGCATCCGCGATCGCCTCGGCGATATGTGCGGCCTCGATTGCGGCCGATTCGACCTCGCGCAATTCGTCATCGCTGAGCAGCCCGCAAACAATCGAGCTTATACGTTCGTGCGAACCGCCCTCGGCGTGCATTTCGGCGACCAGCGCGGTAAGACGTTCGGCGTATTCCCGCGCTCGCTCGGGCGGTACCAGGAAATCGATCGTTACCGTGTTTTCCGTTCGCATGGCTTGCTCCAATCTGAACCCGTACGCGCCAGGCGGCGCGCTCATTGCATGGTAAACCCGTATGCGCTATTCGTCAACGGTCGCGAGCGTTGCCGCGTATTCCTGGGCGGTCAATCCCGGTATCGGCTGCGGCTCGAATTGGATGCCATGATCGCCCGGCAACGGCACGGTATGCGGAACATCACCCGTGTTGATCGCGTACGGGATTCCGGCCGGGTATGCGGCGCATGTGCCATCGTCGTTACTATGGCGGCAGTAGTTGCAACCGGGAATCATGCCCGGCATGAATGAGCGCGGCATTTAGTCCTCCAAAATCGTTACACGCTGCGGATCGAATACCACGATCTGCGGCTGCGGCCCGCCGACTAGCTCGAATGCGTCGATGCCTTGCTCGTTTGCCCAGCGCGTCATTATCTGCGCATCGGGATCGGATATCCGCCCGGCTTGAATTTCCGCCATAGTCGCGCGCTCGGCCTCGGTAAGCGGTACCGGACCTTTCGGCGCGAATCCGAAGTTCTCGGCTTTCAGGCGCGCGTTTCTCGCCTCCCAAAATTGGGCGTATGCCTGTTCGCCTGCCTCATGCGCCGTACGGATTTCGAGCGATATCGCGTCGAATGCCTCCCAATCGGCCGCGCCGATCGCGCGCTCGCGCATTTGAAACGTTCCCCACATATGAGCGCCGTTGATCGTTTCGGCATCGTCGAATTGCAATTTCGTTCGAATGTTTACCCGTGTGCGCAAGACTCGCGCGGGATTGCCCGCCCCGGCGATCATATCGGCGTATCCCGTGACCAGGGTTTCGGAATTGGTCATATACACGCCGTCGCCGAACAGGCGGCCGAATGATTGCCGCTCGAGGTTCCAGCCCTCAGCCGCGAGCGATTCGTAATTCTCGGCGCGCGTCGCGTGGGCGAATACCCGATCGTCGATCGAACCGGCCGCCCATCGATCGGCCTCAGCGCGTGACATTGCCGGTTTCCATGCGGGCGCGCGCGGAACCTCGGCGATCCTGGGCGCACGCAAGATATCGGGCGCGAACATGCTATCGGGAACGGCTTGCCCGCGCGATCGCATCCGGCTCGCCTGATTGAATACCCGCGAGAAATTCGCCGTTTCCTCAGCCGAGGCGAGCCCGTAATCGACCCGCAACCGCGCGACTAGCTCGTTATCGCCCTGTATCGTGTAGTGCTGAATATGGCATAAGCATTGAGGATGATCCGGGTATGCCGGGAAATCGGCGAGCTTGTATACACCGTCGGGCGTGCCAGGCGGCAGCCCACGCGATCCGCCGCTCGCTTTCGCGTCGCATCGATCCGTTTTCGGATGCGATCCGCTCAGCCGCCAGCGCAACGCCGTGCCGAGCTTGCGCGCTACCGCTTGCGTTGCGACGCCATGCGCGCGCGTAATCTCGGTTCGCATGAGGCGACGCGCCGGGTATGACCCCGTACCGCTGCGCGGTTTCGCCGTGAGCACGCCTTTTCGGCCGTCGCGTATGATCTTGCCTTTTGCGTTACGTGTCGGCGCATAGCGCGGATTGAGGTACCGCTCGATATCATTCGCGACCTTTAGCCCATCGTCGCCGCGCCCGATCGCCTCGCGTACCATGTTGTCGAGCTCGCGCCGCAGATCGGCCCGCTGCCGCCATAGGCGATCGCTCAGCCTGTACCCGTTCGGATCGACCCATGTGCGCGTATCGTCGAAAAACGTCGCGCGCTCGCGTCGCGCCGCCTGGGCGATCGGGCTATGGTGCATGTTGAATATGTCGGCAATGTCCAGATCAGCGGGAATCGGCATCGGATTCCTCAACCTCGCGCACGTTGTAGCTTTGATCCATATCGAATCTATTCTTGCCCAGGTACACGGCCTTGCGGCTGCGCTTGCCGTTCCTTAACCGATCGGCGATATCCTCGGCCTCATCGCGGGTAGCGGCGCGCACATCGTAGCTGCGCATCGTGACCTCGTACGTATCGACCGCCCAAATCTTTTCACCCGGAATCGGCATTTCGGATTTCCTCTCCGAGCTCGGGATCCTTGCGATTCACCGTGCGCATGATCGGCGCGATTGCGGATTTCACGGCACGCGCGCCGCCGCGTCGGCTCATGGTCACAATGTCAGCCTCGAGCACGGACGGCGCGCCCGGCGATTCCGGGTAGAGCTTGCCGAGCTCGCGATCGAGGCGCGCCATGATCGGCCCGTAATCCGCCTGGGTTATCGTGCGGTTGCCGACGATTTCGGCGATGATCGCGCCCATGCGTTCGGATAGCGGCGCGAAACGCGCGTCGACCGCCTTCGATCCTTCGTAGATCGAGCGATAGAATCCGGCGCGCGTTTCGTCGTCACTCATTCGCTAATTACCCGCGCCGATCTGATTTCGCATATAGCGATCGGCATACGTTTCCGCCTCGGGCTCGGGATCGCACGGCCCGCCATCGTCGGCCCAAACTTCGAACGCGGTTGCCTCGATTTCGACCGGCGCGGCGTTCGATCCGGGAACCTGCACCGTGATTTTTCGATGCGGCTCGATAAATACCGATTGCGGTATGAATACTTCCACATCGAATGCGACCTCGCCAGGATTGACCTTGCCGCGCGTTTTCGTGCAGCGTATCCCGCCGCGTGCTGTTACGTACATCGTGCAGGTTGCGCGCATCCTCTGAACCCTTTCGGCCTATCGGCCTATCGTTTCCTCGGGCGCGGTTGCCGCGAGAATGTCGTTGATCTGCCGCAACGGATTATTGCGCGCGGATTCCTCAGCCGCGAGCGCAATTCGTTTGAGTAGCGCGTTTTGCTCGCGGGCGATTTCGTTTGCGTCGCCTGCCTCGCGCACCAGATCGACCAGGCTATCGGCGATGCGCTCGGCGAAATAATCGGCGCTCATTGCCAGGGTACGAACGTGCGAGCGGTCGATCCCGTGCCCGTGCTGGGCATTTCGATTACCAGGGTATCGCCCACCGGAACCGGCGTGATAAATCCGACCGGATCAACCGTCGCGGTTGGCTCGGCCGTCGGCGTTTCGATTGGCTCGCACGGGTTAGCTTCGGTGCATGGCGTCGGCAGCGTTACCGTGCCCTCAGCGCCAGGCGCGGCAGGCGGGTTGTAATCGTTCGCATTGCCGATCGCGTAACTCGCCGCAAGCACGGCGATACACGCAACCGCGAACGTGAGTAGCATCCGGTTTGTTTGGAATCCCATTCCTGAACCCTTTCTAAAACAGGCTCAACGCCTGCATTTTCGTATCTGCCGCGATCGTAGGTACTTCCTCGACCGCAAACATTCGTAGTTGCTGCCGCTCGATTTCGGCCTCGCGCATCCACCAGGCGATACGCCGTCGGGAAATCTCGCAATAGTCGGCGTCGAGCTCGAGCCCAATATACGCGACGCCCTCAGCGGCCGCCGCGCATCCGGTACTGCCGGAACCGTTGAACGGATCGAGCACGATGCCGCCAGGCGGCGTGATAAGGCGTATGAGCCATCGCATGAGCTCGACGGGTTTTACGGTCGGATGATGATTTGCGCGCGGCGTCGAATGGCTGCCGGGTATATCCCACGCGCGGCCGTTCGGTTCGTCGGCGTGCGGTTTGCGCTCAGCCATACCGGCGAGCCCGGCGTTCCGTTCCTCGCGGCTCGCCTTCGGTACGTAAAAGAATCGCGACGCGCCGCCCGCGTCATCGTATAGCGCGCCCTGAATCGACCCGAACCCGATGCCGTAGACCGTTTTCGATTGGTCGTAGTCATTTCCGGTTGCCGGGCGGCCGTTGCGCGCCGATCCCGATACCGGACGGTCGCCGCTTTGCGCGTCCAGCATCGCCGCCGCCTCGGTATCGAGCACCAGGTTTGCAGGCCACCGGCCCGCGCCGCCGTCGTAATTCACACGCGGCCCGAATTCGCCCGAATACGAATCCCGATTGCTGTTCGGATTCCGGTACCCGCTATGCTGATTTTTGCCCTCAGATTGAGCGATATCGCTGGAGGATGCGAACCCAATCCGGCAGCCGTCGATGTTGAGCGCGCCCGTGCCGAACGCCTGCACGTTCTGCGCGACCGTGTTTCGCATGATCGGCTTGCGCGCAAGGATGATCGGTTCCCATGCGGGCTTTAGCGCCGTACCCCAACCGGCCCACTCGGCGGCCTCGGCGGTTGCGGGCGCGGTCGGCGTGATGCCGTCACCCCACGCGCCATATCGTCCAGTTGATTCCACTTGCGCGCCTCGTCTTGTTTCTCCAATGACCTCGCGTTCCGCTTCTACCCGTTCGACCAGTTCGGCCCATTCGTCAGACAGCGCCAAACGATCCGCGAGTATGTTCCAATCGGCAAGCGTCGGCACGCGCGCGCCGCTCGCGTCTTGCCGCTCCCAATGCTGGCAACCGTCACGATACCCAAACCAGGAATTCACATCCGCGCACGTCAACCCCAACGCCTCGCGGCGTTCGCGTATATGCCGCCCGAGCGCGTAGCGATCTTCGAAACATCGCCCGTTCGCCTTGTCGATCGCCTTACTGATATCGTGCGATTTCGGAAACCCGGAACCGTACAACCATGAAAGGCAATCGCGTATCTCGAATCCGGCATCCTCGAGCGCGCACGCCAGCCGATGATAGGTACGGGTACCGCCGAACGCGAGCAAATGCCCGCCCGGTTTCAATACGCGATACGCTTCGATCGCCCAACGCTCATGCCATCGCTGCATAGCGATGCCGGTTCCGGCTCGATCCCATTCGCGGCCCATGAATTCGATCCCGTACGGCGGATCGGTCACGATCGCGTCAACGCTGTTCGGCGGCATCCATACGCCCATGAGGCGCACGCAATCGCCCTGTATCACATGTGCGCTCATAGCAGCCCCGCTTGTACCGGCATCGGTACCGTTTCGATTTCAACGAACATCGGCGCGTTGTCTTTTACCCGCCGCTCGATCAGCGCCGCGTATTCCGGGTTGAGCTCGACGCCGATCGCATCCCGGCCCAATTGATCTGCGACCAATAGCGCAGTACCCGCGCCCGCAAACGGATCGAGCACGGTATCGCCCGGTTTCGATCCCGCCAGGATGCAGCGCCTCGGTAGCTCAGGCGGAAACGTCGCAAAATGCGCTTCCTTGTACGGCGCGGTCGCCATCGTCCACACGTTCCGGCAATTCCGCCCGCCTTCGGCAAAGCCCATCGCGTAGATGCCGCCACCGGGCCGACCTGTTTCCCCGTTGTTCGGTCGCTCGGTCCAATGGGGAACTGCGCCGCCCCATGACTTCTCGAATTGTTCCTTGCTGGTATGCGGTTCCCGGATCGCGTCGGCGTCGTAGTAGTACCGGCTGCGCTTCGTGAGCAGGTAGATATGCTCATGCGCCGAGGTCGGCCGATCGGTCACGCTCTCCGGCATCGGATTCGGCTTGTGCCAGATCACGTCCGAGCGCAGATACCAGCCGTCATCCTGCAGCGCCAGCGCCACCCGCGCCGGAACCATCATGAGGTCTTTACCCTTTAGCCCCGTATCTTTCTTGCCGCGGCCGATGCCCGATTCGCCGTGCAGCGCCGAAACGTGCTTGCCGCCGCTCGAACCGCCCCATTTCGTATCGTTGGCGTAGCTATCGCCCAAGTTCAACCAGAGCACGCCGTCATCCCGTAGCACGCGCCGCACATCCCGAAACACCGCGACCAGCGTTTGCACGTACTCGGCCAGCGTCGCCTCGAGCCCGATTTGCCGATCCTGCCGCACCGCCCCGCACTTCCCGCAC